GGGGTGAAGGTGTTCTGGTTCACCCGGGTGGATTTAGGGCACCTGACCCGCACCGGCAAGGACGGGAAGGGGCGCGGGCGGGAGTTCTACTGCGGCTCGCCGCGCTACTTCGCCGTCACCGGACGGGCCTTGGAGGGTCGCGGTGAGATCGGGGAGGTGGTGGACGAGTCGTGGGCGGACATGCTCGACCGCCCGATCGCGGAGCTCGTCGCTGACTGCATGGCCGACGTCGAAGGGCGCGCCAGCGGCACCTCGCCGCGCCTCGTGGCGGTCGACGGTCAGGTGGTCGATGCGGACGTGGACCCGGACGAGGCATTCCTGCTCGGGATGAACGAGAAGCCCGCCGGCTGGACGGTGGAGCGCGTCAAGACGGAGCTGCTGTCGCAGCTCAGCGCGGACTGCTCCTACGACGAATGGTTCCGCGTCTGCTGCGCCCTGCACCACCACGGGGATGGCGGGGAGGAGTGGTTCGAGGCGTTCGACGAGTGGAGCCAGAGCGCAGGCGACCGCTACCCGGGCGAGGACGGGCCCGACGGCACGCGCGCGAAGTGGGAGTCGGTCGGCGGCCGGCAGCGCGGCGCGCCGGTGACGCTGCGGTCGCTGATCAGGATGGCGCGCGCGGCGGCCGCAGCGGCCGCGCAGGAAGGGATCGCAGCGATCGCCACGGCAGCGGACGAGGCGGCCCTCCGGGCGATCGCCGACAGGTTGTGTCACCACGACCTCGACCCGGTCGACCGGGAGAAGGCGGCCGCCGCGATCAAGAAGCGGCTCAAGGAGCTCGGGGTGCCGTTGCCGATCGCGATCGCGCGAGGCATGGTCAGGAAGCAGGGCGGGCCCTCGCGCCGGGCGGTGCTGGATTGGGCCGCCGAGCTGGTCTACGCGGAAGACGAGAACCGCTGGTACGGCCCGCGCGGCAACAGCTACTCCCCCGACTCCCTGAACATGACCTTCGCCTCGAAGGCGCCCCTCCTGCCTCCGCCCCTTTCAGGGCGCATGTCGCCGGTCAAGTATGTCGCCGAGGAGGTGGGAGAGCATATCCCGAAGGCGCGGTCGCGTCGGTTCCGGCCCGATCTCGACCTGCGCGTGTTCGAGGAGGACGGCGACCTGTACCTGAACAGCTACACCGAGGGCCTGCACCAGATCCCGGCCCCGCCGGCGGAGTACTCGCCCGCCGACCGGGCGGCCATCGCCCGAATCGAGGATCACCTCGCGTGGCTCCTGCCCGACGAGCGCGAGCGTCGCCTGCTGAAGGACGTCCTGTGCTGGATCGTGCAGAACCCGGGCCAGCAGCTGCGCTGGATGCCGCTGCTGGTCGGGCCGGTGGGCGCCGGCAAGAGCTTCTTCGAGGTGCTGCTGCGGGAGGTGATCGGCAAGCCGGAGTGGGTCAACGTGGTCAGCCACGAGGCCTTCGCCGGCCGCTTCAACGGGTGGGCGGAGGGCAGCCTCGTGGTGATCCTGTCCGAGGTCAGGTTCCCCAGCGACTCCAGCCGGTACGCGATGATGGACAAGCTCAAGCCTTTGCTGACCGACCGGTACGTGTCGGTCGAGGCGAAGGGCAAGGACTCCCGCACGGTGCGCAACACCGCCAGCTACTTCGCGATGTCGAACCATGACGATGCGATCCCGCTGGGCGGCGACACGCGCCGGGTGATGGTGCTGTCGGTCGAGCTCACCGAGGAGCAGATCAAGGCGCGCTCGGCGGGCGGCTACTTCGAGGCGCTCTTCGCGTCCGTCGACCACCACCGTGGCGCGGTCCGGCGCTGGATGATGGAGCACAACGACTGGCACCCGGACTTCCGGCCCGGGGACCGTGCGCCGGAGACCGTCGCGCGGCAGGAGATGATGGAGGTGACCGAAGACCCGCTGATCGAGGAGGTGCGCGAGGCGCTGGGTCAAGGCGGGAGCGGGTTCGGGGAGGGCGCGGCGCTGGCACGCAAGCTCACCGAATACCTGAGACAGAGGCGCGGCGGGATGCATCTGGACGAGCGTCGGGTGCGGCTGGCGCTGCGCCAGCTGGGCTACAAGACCGGGCCCTTGCTCTGGTTCTCGGGCACGATGGTGCGCCCCTACCTGTCCGCCGACATACGGAAAAAATTCCCCGAAAATACAGAGGAATTTCGACTGTTGGTCAGGGGAATTTTGACAGAGGACGACTTCACCTAACAAGGTTGGCGGCGAGGCCCAGCTTCCAGTGGCGCGTTTGGCGATCGGTTTGGGCCTATTTTCCCTCTGTACACCCCCCTTACCCTAACAACCCATACAACAAACAGAAAAAGTTGGGGTACAGTGGAGAGGGGATATATAAAAAATAATAAAAAATAGAACGGGTATTTTAAGGAATAAAAAACACATGTTCGTATATATAAAGGAGTTACCCCCCTTGTTTGTGATTCGTTTGGTAGGGACATGAGAGAGTCCAAGATCGAGAGCTACCTCGACCAGCGCGCCCGGCAGCTGGGAGGGCGCGCCATCAAGCTGATCAGTCCCATGATGGACGGCTGGCCGGACAGGGCGTTGATCCTCCCGTACCTGCCGACCATCTGGATCGAGCTGAAGTCGCCCGAGGAGGGGGAGGCTGGGCTGTCCGCGCGCCAGCGCTACTGGCTCGACTGGCTCGCGAAGCGCGGCCAGTTCACGGCGGTGGTCTGGACGCAGGAGGGGGTGGACACCGTCATCAACGCCGCCCAGAAATGGGTCTGGCCGGGAGGAAAGGGATGAAGTACGCGGCGAGGGAGTACCAGAGGCGGGCCGAGCGGTTCGTGGTCGAGCACCCGAGGTGCGCGCTGTGGCTCGACATGGGGCTGGGCAAGACGGTCGCCACGGCGACCGCGATCGGGGACATGCAGGACATGGCGAGGGTGGGCCGGGCGCTGATCGTCGCGCCCAAGCGCGTGGCGCAGCGGACGTGGCCGAAGGAGTTCCGGAAGTGGGGCCACCTCTCGGGCATCGACTGGGCGAGGTTGGATGCGGAGGACTTCGGCCTTCAGGCGAGGGTCGTGCTGGGCCGCCGGCGCGGGCTGGAGGTGGCGGACCCGAGGCGCACCCGGACGAGGTTGCGAGAGAAGATCGATGCGCACTCCGTCCTGATCGTCTCGATCGACTTCTTTCCGTGGCTCGTCAAGTTGCTGGGCAGCAAGCACTGGCCGTTCGGCATGATCGTGCTGGATGAGTCGAGCCTGCTGAAGAACCGGGACACCGAGCGGTTCAAGGCCGCGCGGCACATCGCGCAGGCGGCCGAGCGGGTCGTCGAGCTGACCGGCACGCCGGCCACGCAGGGATTGATGGGCCTCTGGTCGCAGGCCTACCTGCTGGATCTGGGCGAGCGTCTCGGGCCGACCATCACCGGATTCAGGGACCGCTTCTTCGTGCCCGGCCGGCGCGGCCCGGCGGGGATGATCTACGACTACAAGCCCAAGCCCGGGGCGAGGGAGGAGATCGCGCATCTGATGTCCGACATCACCCTGTCGATGTCGGCCGACGACTGGCTGACCCTGCCCGAGCGGATCGACAACGTGATCGACGTCGAGCTGCCGGCGCAGGCCCGGCGCCAGTACGACGAGATGGAGAGGCAGGCGCTGACGGAGGTGGGCAAGGCGGGCGAGGTCGCGATGGCGGCCAACGCTGCGGTGGTGGTGAACAAGCTGATCCAGATCGCCAGCGGGAGCGTGTTCGACGACGCGGGTCGGGCGCACCCGGTGCATGAGGCGAAGCTGGAGGCGCTCGACGAGCTGCTGGAGTCGACCGAGGGCAACGTGCTCTGCTTCTATGGCTTCGAGCCTGACCGCGAGCGCCTGCTGGCCCGCTATCCGTTCGCGCGTCCGATCGACGGGCGGGGCGTGCAGGACGCGTGGGACCGGGGGGAGGTGCGGATGATGGTCGCGCACCCGGCGAGCGCCGGGCACGGGCTGAACTTGCAGGAGGGCGGGGACACGGTCGTCTGGTTCACCGTTCCCCACTCCGCCGAGCTCTACCGTCAGGCGAACCGGCGCCTGCACCGGCCCGGGCAGGCGAGCGACCGGGTGGTGGTCAATCACCTCGTGAGCGCGAACACGATCGAGGAGACCGTGCTTGACCGGGTGAGGGGACGGGTGGGGGAGGAGCAGACGCTGATGGACCTGCTTCAGGCTCGAATCCCGGCCGCTGGCGGGCCGATCGCATCCCGGTAGGTAGGGGGATAGCCTGAGCACGGGAAAAACGCGCCACAGGCCCGGAAATCCCGATGCATTTGGACAAAGACATTTAGACGCGAAAAAGGGGCGCCGGCTTGCGCCGGCGCCCCCGTTTCATTTGTTGAGCTCCACCATCAACGCGTCGGCCGTCTCGACGGCGCAACGGACAAGGTCTTGCCGACTCTCCTTCGTCAACGGCGTTTCCCCCCGCGCGGCGAGCAGGCCTGCCAACAGGTGGACCGACGCGTACTGGCGGCCGGACAGCCCGCTAAAGTCGCACTCTTCGGAAATCGGGAAGGCGGGGTAGTCGCTCATTCCGGGTCTCATACGCTCTCCTTGTGGTTGAAGCCCGCCTTGACGACCTGACCGCAGGTCGGGCAGACGGGTTTGTTTCGCCGATCGGCGGCGAACCGGTAGACGGCGGAGGGGGAGACGTTGAACTTGGCTGCCGCCTCGCGCCCGGACTTGCCCGGGTTGGCCTGCCACCACTCCCACGCGCGCCGGGTGCGGAACTCGATCTCCGCCTCCGGCGCGCGCTTGCTCCACCACCCGACGCGGCGCGCGCCGGGCGCGGGCGGCGCTTCGAGATCGTCGGGGATCTTCGTGTCGGCGTCGAACACCTGAACGATGAACCGCCCGTCGGCCCCCTTCCAGATGACGAGGCCGAACGCCTCGTCGTCTTCGAGCGCGACCGCGACGCGCCCTTGCTGCGCCTCGGGCAGCACGCCCAGCAGTTGATCGAGCATGGTCACCCCCAGATCAGCGCGGCGAGGATGGGCAGGAAGACCACGAGGAAGGCCAGACACAGGGCGCGCCTGTTGCCGCGCCGCTGCCGTCGGCGCATCTCGTCGTGGGTGCAGAAGTAGACCGGTCCGCCGTACAGGTCTTCGGCATGCCGAGCGGCGCGGCCGGTCCAGTTCGGGTGGGCGCGGTTGGCCCGCAGGTCATCGTTGCGCATAGACCCTCCACAGGTCAGAGAGGTGATCCTGCAACCGTTCGCCGCTGGCGACGATGACGGTGCAGTAGACGAGCACGACGACGATCAGGATCGCCGCGAGCCATTCTCCGGGGTTGCGGGGCATGGTGCCTCCTTGCGTTGCGCCTGACGCACGAGCGCCCGGCAGTTGAGAATGTTGCGATGGTCACTCGGCGTGCAGGGGATCACGATGATCGTGCCCGGCGCGTAGACCGACCAGTGCTTCCGGCGCCGCTCGACGCGCCAGCCGAGCGCCCTGCACTCGGCCAGCAGCTGATTGACGGCGTGATGACGGCCGCTCACGCGACCTTGCGGGCCGACACCCGCACCACGTCGTAGGGCGCGCCCTGAGAAGTGTGCGCCGTCACGAGCTGTCGGCTGGGCTCGAACTTCGCGGCGATCGACTTCCAGTCGACGCTGACTCGCCCCTCGCAGTGCGAGACGGCGGCGCGGAAGTAGCGCCCTTCGACGACGGGGACGCCAGCGGCGACGATCTGCGCCTCCAGCTCCTTGGCCTCGGCCGTGAGGTCGGCGATGCGGGCCTTGACGTCGCCCAGACGGTCGACCGCGATCGCGGCCGGAAGGGTCATGTCCATGATGGTCACTCCAGTGCAGGATGATGCGACGACCGCATCTGGCAGCGCCCGCTATGGGCAGGCGCTGCGGGCTGCGTCGTCAGTTCCGCGCGTCGTGCAGGTAGCGCAGGGTGGCGTCGTTCTCTTTCAGCCAAGCTTCGGCGAGCGCGGTCGCTTCGCGCTCAGCGCTGTCGGCGGAGAGGTAGGCGAATCCGTCGTGCCGGACGATCTCGGGCGTGGCCGGGCCGGTCACCCGGTATCTCCGGGTGGCCGGTTCACCGTCGCGCTCGGTCACGACGATCACGAAGGGGAAGTGCGGGCCGGCGCTGTGCGCCTGAATGCCCGCGTTGTCGGACAGGTGGGCCATGTCATGCCTCCGGGTCGAGGGGGACGTTGAGGCCGCCAACGAAGCGCGAGGTGACCGGGTCATCGGTCTCGACCACGCCCACGTCGCGGACGGAAAGCCAGCGCCCCATCAGTTCCCGCGCGGAGGCGAGCGCCTCTTCGCGGGTCGCGAACACGAGTGCGTTGGTGTACAGCTTGCCTGTGGCGTCAGTCACGACGCCGGGCTTGTAGTGCGTCATGCCCGCTCCCCCTCGACCGTGACGATCTCGTCCACGTGGATGTCGGAGACCGACCATCCGAAGCTGGCCCACCGCGCGGCGGTGATCGCCCGGGTGACGGCGAGATCCTTGTTGCCCGCGAGCACGCTCGCGCGCAGGGTCACCGTGCGGGGATCACGGCTGAGCAGCATGAACCCGCTCGTCGTGTCCGCCGGGAAGGCGCAGTCGTGACGCAACATGTCCGTCGGGAATATCCCTTTGCCGGTGACGGTGTACCGGATCGAGAACAGTTTCATCGCGAAACCTCCAGTGCAGGGTGATGCGACGACCGCATCTGGCAGCGCCCGCCGGGGGCAGGCGCTGCGGGTTGCGTCGTCAGTCGGTGAAGCGCCCCCGGGCGGCTTAGTCGAGCAGGGCCAGCGCGCGATCGAAGGCGGCCGTCTTCAGCGCGTCACCCGCGCCGAACTCCGCGCTGTCGAACCGGTTGTCGGCGCTGCGCGAGCGCTGGTAGTGGTCGACGTATTCCGTGACCCCGTTGACCAGACCCCACGCCGTGCCGGCCACGCCGGGCAGCTGCGAGCCACGGCCCTTGCCGCCGAAGAGCGCGAGCACCGTCTGGTAGCCGATCGAGTCGACGACCTTCGAGTTGCGAACGATCTGCGCCGCGTTCTGCGGTGCCGCCACGCCGCCCAGCAGCTCCAGCGCGAAGAGCTGCCCCTCTTCGGGGCTCACCTCGCGCTTCGAGAGCTCACGCGCTCCACGGATGAAGCGCGCGAAGCCGGCGGGTGCGAAGCCCAGCTGGCGCTTGACCTTCGCCTCGTCGAACACGCTGCGGTGCGAGACCTTGACCATCGACCCGCCAGACTCGCTCATCGCGAAGCCGAGGGTATTGGCACAAACGACGCGCTCCGACACCCCCTTCGCCACGGTGTTCATCGACCCGTCGCACGCGGTGGCGAGCAGCAGACGGGCGCCGACGAAGTCGCCGCGCACCACGTCATCGCCCGTGCCGACATCGGCCTGCGCCCAGAACTTCTTGCCCCCGTGCAGGACGCCCGCCGTCGTCATCCTGAAGCCCGCCTCGCGGATCAGGTCCGCGAAGAACGCGATGACCTCGCGGGGCTGGACGACCTTGAAGGTGTCGGACACGACCGCGAGCGGCGACTTCGTGTCGCTGCGCAGCAGGACGTGATAGTCGGGCCATTCGACCGGGGTCGCGCCGGCGGCCGGCGCGAAGCGCACCTTCGAGCGCTGGACCGTCCAGTCCATGCCGGCGGCCCGCTGCCACTCTTCGAGCGAGGCGCCCTCGGCCATCTCCTCGCCGAGGCCGTGCCAGATCGCCTCGCGCTTGCCGGTGAATGCCATCGCCGCGCGCCCCTTGGAAAAATCGATTGCGTGTGCCATTTGGGTCTCCAGTTGGCGTGCCGGGAGCGGCCCGGCGTTGACTCATCAGTGCGAGAGCGACTCGCAGAAGCCCCGAGCGGGGCGTTTCGTCAGGCGATCGGGTAATCGCCAAATCCGCTGAATCCGTAGATGCGGGTGATCTTCCCGCCAGCGTAGTCGACCGCGATGTTGCTCAGGAGGTCTCCCTCGCGCCGGTCGCGAACGTAGAAGTCAACGACGGCGCGCCCGTCTTCGGTGAGCGGCACCCCCTTGCGGAACGCGGCCCAGCTGCCGTAGTCGAACAGGTCGGTGTCATCCCAGTCCGGCTCGGGCGTGAGCAGGGCGATGTTCATCTCAACCGGGCTTGACTCGCGCCCTATGTTGTAGCGCAGGCCGGGCCGCATGCTGATGTACCGCTCGCCCGTCTCGCGCTCGGCGGCGCGTCGGATCAGGTCGCATTCGGCCTGAGTGGGTTTCCAGACGGTGGGCATGCTTTTCTCCAGTGTGTGATGCGACAACCGCATCTGGCAGCGCCCGCTAGGGGCAGGCGCTGCGGGCTACGTTGTCAGGTGCTGCAAAAGATCGAAGAGGCGTTATCTCCGCCTCTACCCTCGCGCTCCCCGATCAGTTGGCTCCGAATCGGCTCTAAGCGGTCTGGTCGGTGCGCCTCGGCGTGTGCCCTAGATCAGCGTCCGACTGGTGCCCCTCTTGTACCCCGCTGGCCCTTCGCGGCGCCGGTGAATTGCTACCGGTGAAGCAATGATCACACAACATATCGACTTTTTACAAGTCCTTGATTTCAAAGGGAAAAACAGCTGTTTTAATCCCGAGTGATTCAGTCGGGTATTCGGAATTCGCCTGTTTCGGGGGTGCTTTTTGAGGCCGCGAAAGGTCGCGCAGGTTGCGCTAAGTCCTTGTTTGTGCTTGCCTTTTCGGCGGTCGGCCGCAGAATCCGGCCCGTCTAACACGTAAGGAGTTGCCTGTGGCCGGCGGCCGCCCATCAACGTATGACCCCGAGATCGCACGCGAGATCTGCGAGCGCATGGCCGAGGGCGAGGTACTGTCCCAGATCTGCCGCGACGAGCGCATGCCATCGCGCTCGACGGTGACGGGCTGGCTTCGATTGCAGCCGGAGTTCGACGCCGAGTACCTGCGGGCCCGCGAGCTGATGCTCGACCGATGGTCTGACGAGATCGTCGAGATCGCCGAGGACGCGACGAATGACTGGATGGAGCGCGAGGCGGCCAACGGCCGCACGTTCACGGTTGTGAACAGTGAGTGCGTCCAGCGCAGCAAGTTGCGCGTCGACGCGCGGCGCTGGCTGCTCGCGAAGCTCCGGCCGGAGACCTACGGCGACAGCCAGCGGATTGACCTGAAGGGCCGGATTCAGGTCAGCGAGAAGGAAGTCGACGCCCAGCTCGCGGCCCTGCTGGTCAAGGCGACCGCGAAGAAGGGAGAGTCGGGTGAGTGAGGTGCTCGACGAGCTGCGCCGGGTCGACCTGACGAAGCTCTCGAAGCAGGACAAGCTCCAGCTGCTGGAGCTGCTGCAAACCCGGGACCGACTGATCCGCGAGAACGCCCTCGCCCGGTACAGGCCTTACCCCAAGCAGGCGGAATTCCACGCCGCTGGCGGCTTCGCCGGGGTGCGCGAGCGCCTGCTGATCGCAGGCAACCAGCTCGGCAAGACGTGGAGCGCGGGCTACGAGGTCGCGATGCACCTGACCGGGCTGTATCCGGACTGGTGGCGAGGCAAGCGCTGGAAGCGCCCCGTCGTCGGGTGGGCGAGCGGCGTGACCGGCGAATCGACGCGCGACAACCCCCAGCGCATCCTGATCGGTCGAGCGGGTGACTGGGGCACGGGCTCGATCCCTGCGGCCGCGATGCACCCGCTCGACAAGTGCATCGTCCGCAGCTCGCACGGCGTGGCCGATGCGGTGGATCACGTCAAGGTGCGGCACGTGAGCGGCGGCACGTCCCTCGTTTATTTCAAGCACTACTCTCAGGGCAGGGAGAAGTGGCAGGGCGAGTCGCTCGACTTCGTCTGGTTCGACGAGGAGCCGCCGGAGGACATCTACTCCGAGGGCCTGACCCGAACGAACGCGACCAAGGGGATCACGTTCATCACTTTCACGCCCCTGCTGGGCATGTCCAACGTGGTCAAGCGGTTCCTCCTCGACAAGCAGCCCGGCACGCACGTCACGACGATGACGATCGAGGACGCGCTGCACTACACCCCCGAGGAGCGCGCAGCGATCGCCGCGAGCTACCCGGCGCACGAGCGCGAGGCTCGCACGCTGGGCGTCCCGATCATGGGCTCGGGCCGCGTGTTCCCCGTCGAGGAGGGCGCCTTCAGCGAGGGCCGCATCGAGCTGGCGCACTACTGGCCGCGCATCGCGGGCATCGACTTCGGCTGGGATCACCCGACTGCGGTCGTCTGGCTCGCGTGGGACCGGGACGCGGACGTCGTCCACCTGTACGACTGCTACCGCGTGCGGCAGGAGTCGGTGCTGATCCACAGTGAGGCGATCAAGGCGCGGGGCGCGTGGATTCCCGTGGCGTGGCCGCACGACGGGCGCAACGAGACCGCACAGGCTCAGGGCGTGAGCCTGTCGACGCAGTACCGCAAGCGCGGGGTCAACATGCTGCGCGACGCGGCGACGTGGCCTGACGGCAGCAACGGCGTCGAGGCCGGGCTGATGGAGATGCTCGACCGGATGCAGACGGGCCGGCTGCGCGTCGCCTCGCATCTCGCCGACTGGTGGGAGGAGTTCAGGATCTACCACCGCGAGGACGGCAAGCTGGTGAAGAAGGGCGACGACCTGATGAGCGCGACTCGCTACGCGCTGATGATGCTGCGCAAGGCGGAGATCATGCCGAGCGTGGCCCAAACCATCGAGACCGCCGGATACGGCGTGCTCGATCTCGAAGCGGGCTTCTGACCCCGCACAACTGGAGGAACCCATGAGCCTGACCATCGGACGCATCGTCGTCGTACACCAGAGCGGTGCCGAGATCCCGGCGATCGTGAGCGAGGTGGGCCCGGACGCGCGATGCTGCGTGACCGCGTTCCCGCCGCGCCGCTCCCCGGCGACCATCCTCGACCTGCCGGTCTTCGCGAGTCGCCACGACGCGATGACGTGGCTCGCCTCGCAGTCGGCGCAGAACACGCACGTCGCCTATCTGCCGTACGGGGGTGACGCGGCGCCGGCGCCGCTCGACAGTCTGTCGCAGGTCACCTCCGAGCTGGAGGACAACGACGCGAAGCTGCGCGAGCTGGCCGCCCGGGCGGTGGAGCACGATTTGCAGGATGTCGAGATTGGCCGGACACTGCCGCCCATTCAGGGCACGCTCAACGTGCCGATCGACCCCGTCCGGCTGGGTCTCGCGAAGGAGTGACCATGTTCTGGTTCGTCACAGGGTTCGCCGCCGGCATTCTAGCGGCCGTCGTCTACCCCAAGCCCGCGCTCGCCTTCCATGACTGGGTGCGGGCGCAGGTTGCCCGTCTGAAAGGTGGCGCCAATGGCTGACTTCCCGTCCCTGTCCGTCGTCCGCGCCGGCGGCGGCGAGGACAGTAACGAGCTGACCGAGGAGCAGGCGAAGGAGGTCGAGCGCCTTCAGCTCTTCGGCGCCGTGCTGGCCAAGAGTCGGCGCAGCGCGATCGAGGCCCGGGCCGCATCGGGCATCGAGCGGCGCTGGATCGAGGACATGGACGCGTATCAGGGCCGCGACGTCCTGAACCACCGGGCGGACATGGTCGCCACGGTGGCGGGCGAGGCGGTGCCGCAGGGAGTCCGGGGCAAGGTGCCGAGCCGCGCGACGACGTTCGTGCAGCTCACCCGACAGAAGACGAACGCGGCGGCCGCACGACTGGCCGACATGCTCTACCCGGCGGACGATCGCAACTGGTCGGTCGCACCCACGCCCGTGCCGGAGCTCTCCGCGCTGATCAAGGACGAGCGGGGCGAGGAGGAGTACAAGGATCCCGTCACCGGCGGCAAGCTGCCTCACCCGAGCGAGCCGCGCAACGTCACCCTGCGCGACCTTGCGGTCGAGCGCATGGCCATGGCCACCGAGAAGGCCAACGCGATGCAGCGCGAGATCGATGACGCGTTGGTCGAGTGTCAGTACAACCACGAGGGGCGCAAGGCGATCGTCGACGCCGCGATCTACGGCGTGGGGATCCTCAAAGGCCCGCAGATCGTCAACCGGGTCAAGAAAAAGTGGGCGCCAACGCAGACCGCTGACGGCAAGGCGACGTACGCGCTGGAGGTCGTCGAGCAGACGCGCCCCGCGACCGTGCGGGTCGACCCATGGAATTTCTTCCCTGACCCCGCCTGCGGTGAGGACGTGCAGAAGGGCTCCCACACGTGGGAGCGCGAGTACGTGTCGGGCCGCGAGCTGCGCAGGCTCGCCCGCACCGAGGGGTATCTCGCCGACCAGATCAACGAGTGCCTGCGCGAGGGGCCACAGCACTACACCGCGCAGGGCGCGTACCGGCCCGAGCAGCGCGGCAACGGCGAGTACCAGTCCCCCACCGCGTGGGACGATTCGCGCTACGAGCTGTGGACCTACGTGGGCGAGGTCACGCGCGACGATCTCATCTGCGCCGGCGCGATCGAGGGCGAGGATATCGACGACAGCTCGCCGGACAGTCACCTCGACCTGATCAGCGCGGTCGTGGTCATGTGCAACGACCGGGTGATCAAGGCGATGATCAACCCGCTCGACACCGAAGACCTACCCTACGACCTGTTCGTGTGGGAGCGGATCGCCAGTAGCCCGTGGGGCGCAGGCATCCCCTACCTGATGCGCTACGCGCAACGCACGATCAACGCTGCGTGGCGGGCGATGCTGGACAACGCGGCGATGAGCCACGGGCCGCAGATCGTCATGCGGCGGCAGCAGATCCAGCCGGCGGACGGGAAGTGGGAGATCACCGGGCGCAAGCTCTGGTACGCCACCGACGACGTCGACGAGGTGCGCAAGGCCTTCGACGTCTACGACATCCCGAGCAGGCAGGCCGAGCTGAAGGCGATCATCGACATGGCCATGGCCTTCGCGGATCAGGAGACCAGCCTGCCGCAGATCGCACAGGGCGAGCAGGGCGCGGCGCCGGACACGGTGGGCGGCATGACCATCCTGATGAACAGCGCGAACACCGTGCTGCGCAGGCTGGTCAAGCAGTACGACGACTCGATCACGAAGCCGCACATCACGCGCTACTACGACTGGTTCATGCAGTACTCCGACAAGGAGGAGATCAAGGGCGACTACGAGGTGCATGCCCGTGGCAGCTCCGCCCTGATCGTGCGCGACATGCAGCAGCAGATGCTGGTGCAGCTGTTGCAAATGGCCGACCACCCGACCTTCGGCATCTTCGTCGACCCGGAGAAGCTGTTCCGCAAGACGCTGGAGGCGGGCTACGTGTCGCCGGTCGACGTCATGCGCTCGAAGGAGGAGATCGCTGAGAAGCTGAACAAGCCTCCCGAGACCGCACCTCCGGTGCCCGTACAGGTGGCGCAGGTTCGCGCTCAGGCCGAGTTGCAGAAGGTGAAGGTCGACACCGAGAGCGAGAAGGTGAATCAGGAGCTGCGGATGCAGCAGGCCCGCGACGAGCGCGCCTCTCGCCTCCACGAGATGGCCCTTGAACGCGACCTGATGATCCTGAAGTTCGCCCACGAGCGGAACCTCCAGATCGATCAGGTGAAGGCGATGCTGGCCAAGACCGTGATCGAGCAGCAGGGCAAGCGCCGCGACGCGGAGGCGAACCGTCGTATCAAGCAGGCCGACGCGATGGCGCGTGGTCCGAAGAACGGAGACCCGCGCAACATGAATCAACCGCCCGCAGTGGCGACGAGGTGAGAGATGACGACGAGAGCGATGACCGCCTCGATCCCTGCCGGGGATCAGATGGCACGCAAGTTCGCGTGGAGCGGCTTGCTCAACGGCGACGACGGGGTCGCGATCGGCCCGGACTGGGCGGCCTTCAGTGACCGAAGCGTGCAGGTGACCGGCACGCTGGGCGCCGGTGGCACGCTGGGCTGGGAAGGCAGCAACGACGGCACCAACTGGGCCACGCTGAACACCCCGGCCGGCACGGCGCTGTCCTTCACGGCAGCAGGACTGAAGCAGGTGCTCGAAGGCGCGCTCTACATGCGCCCCAAGGTCACGGCCGGGGACGGTACGACCAACCTCGCGGTGACCGTGTTCGCCCGACGCCCGAATCAAGGGAGGGCCTGACATGGCAACGACCAACCACAACGTGCTGGCCGAGGCGCTCGACCGCATGGCCGTCCAGCAGGAGGCGATCACCGAGGCCGCGAAGGCTTTCCGCGAGATCGGCTCTCTGGATCAGGCGCTCTCGCAGCGGCGCGAGCAGCTCGCTCAGATCGACGTGGCGATCGTCGAGGAGGAGAAGCGCCTCGACGAGGTCAAAGCGGCCGTGCAGGCCGCATTTACCGTGCGCGATCGCGCGATCCAAGAAGCCGGCGAGCGCGGGCACGAGCTGATCACGGCCGCCCGGGAGAAAGCGGACGAGCTCACCACGGCGGCCGAGGCGCAGGCCACGGCCCTTCGGGCGGACGCCGCGAAGCAGGCCAACGGGATCGTGGACCGAGCGCAGGCGCAGGCGAAGCAGGCGCAGTACGACGCGGCGGCCGCAGCGGCCGAGGCGAACGCCGCGCGCAAAGCACGAGACGAGGCAGCCGCCGAGCTCGAAGCCCTGAACACCAAGCTGTCCGAGGCCCGCGCGAAGCTGCGCGAGCTGATCGGCGAATAAGGAAACCATCATGGCCCTTCAGTACTCCGAAAGCTACCGCAACGCGCTCCTCGACGCCTTCGAGACCACCGTCGGCACGAGCCCCAAGCTGCAACTGCGGACCGGCGCCCAGCCGGCGACCTGCGCGACGGCCGACAGCGGCACGCTGATCGCGGCGCTCACGCTCCCATCCGACTTCATGGCCGCCGCCTCCGGCGGCTCGAAGGCCAAGTCCGGCACGTGGAGCGGCAACGCGTCTGCCGGCGGCACGCCGGAGCACTTCCGGATCAAGGACTCGGGCGGCACGACCTGCCACATGCAAGGCTCGGTCGGTCAAGGCTCGGGTGACCTGTCCCTCGACAATACGACCATCACGAACGGGCAACTGATCACGATCAGCACCTTCACGCTGACCGCGCCGGGGGCCTGATATGGCCGTCCTGACCGACGAGCAGCGCCGCGAGGCGGGGGCCGAGATGATGCGGCTCGGTGGCGTGAGCATCGCCAAGAGCGATCTGCGCGCGGCTTTCGACGCCATTGACTCGTGGCTCGACGCCAACGCGGCGACGATCAACGCGGCGATCCCACAGCCTGCGAGGAGCGGACTGACGGCGGCGCAGAAGGCCCTGCTGATGGCGCTCGTGATCCGCAAACGCTACGACGTGGGGGCGTGACATGGCGACGACTCGCGCAGTTCTTAGCCCGCTATCGGCCGAGTTTCCGGCGAGCAACCACGCCGCGCTGACCACGGTCAATGCCCGTCCGGTGCTTGCATTCGACGCGGCCACCGACGAGTCGGCGAGCTGGACGTTCGTCGCGCCGCAAGGGCTTTCCGGGGCGCTCTCGTGCGTTTTCTCGCTGATCGGCAATGCGGCCGGAACGAACTCGACGTATTGGGAGGTTTCCGTCGAGGCGGTGACGAGTGCCGACGCGACCGATCTTGACGCCGGCGACTCGTTCGACACGGTGAACACCGGCAACGTGGCGATGCCCGCGACGCAGGGCCACATGGTGCAGCTTTCGATCACGCTGACCAACGCGGACTCGATTGCGGCAGGCGACCTCGTGCGCGTGAAGATTTCGCGGGACGCCAACAACGGTTCTGACACCTTCGCGGCGGACGCGTACCTGCTCGCTGCCGAGATTCGGGAGGCGTAACGGTGGCTCTCAGGATAGACGCCGAGGCAGACAACTTTCGGCGTTTGACGGACATGCCGGGGCAGTCGGCATGGGCGATGTTCATGCGGGTCAAGCTGCGCGGCACAGGTGGGAGCAGTAACGATCAAATCTTTGCGAGCTATGCCTCGGGTTACGCAAGCTATCTGCAACTCAGCGTCCATCAGTCGTCCAGATACCTGTTTGCACACGAATCGGGTGGCGGGTACGAGCAGATTTCAACGGCAATGTCGGCCGACGTGTGGTACGACGTGGCCTTTCGGCAAAGCGGTTCGGCAGGTACGCTGCACATGGCTCCGACGGGTGGCGCAGCATTCGCGACTGCATCCATAACAGTCTCGTCGTGGACGCAGATCGGGATGTGTTGCGGCGTACCGTTTACGGACTCGTCGCAATACTGCGATGCGGTGTTCGACGATCTGCGGATATGGTCGGAGGCGCTGACTACGGCCGACTTGGAGCGCGAGCGCATGCGACGCGCCCCGGTCCGCGTGAGCGGATTGCACGCATGGTTGCCGCTGATCGCGGCGGACAAGGCGACGGCGCTGAAGGATTTCAGCGGTAACGGATACGACTTCACCGAGGCTGGGACGCTGACCGTCGAGGACGGCGCTCCGGTCGGGTGGGGTGCGCAGATCATGCTTCCGCAATCGGCGGCGGCGGCTGTTGGCCCCGTACTTAGTCTCCCGGGGGTGCAAGACATTACGGCGACTTCGGCGCGACCGAAAGTGACGTTGACTTACTCGTGAGATTGAAATGAGCGCATTGTGGGCTGACCCGACGACGATGGCGCAGTTGATGACGGCCACGAGCGAGGATGCACGCCGCTCGGTCGTTGACTCTCGTCTCGGCGAAGGCACGCTCACCGTGACGATCCGAGACGGATCGGGGACGGTGAAACTTTCCGGCACCTTCTCGGGTTCGTTGCTCTCAGCGGCGGCTGCGGCCATTACCAACGCGGAGCTTGCCGGGGAGACTGGAGACGGCGGCACACCGGAAAGCAATTGGACGGTTCGCATCGCCAATGCGGGTGGCGCGTACGTCGAGTTTCCTAGGAGCGCATGGGCGTATACAGGCGACGGCGGCTCACCGGTCATTGACGCGGCAGACAACACCTTCATCTCCCTCTCGTTCGGTGAGGTTTCGTATGTGCCGGGGACGCCGCCCGCGAGCGTGACGACATGGATCACGCAATCTCCAGTCTCGGTTCCGGCCGATTTCCTCGGCATCCATTCCGACTACGTGTCGGGGGCGACTTACCCGGTCGAGCCGACGTTCATGTCGAGCATCGGAACGGTTCGCTCGCTCGACCACGACCCGGCCCGGGCTGGCGACTACCGAGCGATCTTCGAGTCGAAGTTGAACGAGGCGGCCGACAAGGGCGTGGCCGGACACAGCAAGCCGCGGCATCGCGTGGCAATCGACGAAATCGTGTGAGGTCGAAGTAGATGTTCGCGTTCACCGACAGTTTCATGATGTTCGCCGGTCCGACTGCGCCAGCGAGCCCGCCGGTCGTCGAAAAGGGCGCATCGGTCGCCAGCAGCACTATCGCTACGACGCGGCCGGTATCGGTATCCGGGGATGTCTACTACCTCACCGTCGTCTACAAGCCCGGAACTGCGTCGCTCACGACGCCGGGCGGTTACACGAAGATCGCCGACGAGACGCCAACCGGTGGGGGTGGCCGTATTGTCACCTACCACAAGGCATCCGCGGGTGAGTCGGGGGGCGGGCTCAACGTAGCAGCCGATGCCCCCGTCGATGCAGCGTGGGTGTTCGTCAAGGACACTGGCACCCATGCCGACGTGAAGCCCACCAATGTGGGGTTCTCGACGACGGTGACGACGCCTGTCATGTCTGCGGCAGAGGCTTCTCGGGTGTGGCACTTCATCGCCGCTGCGTCGTGGCCGCGCACGTTCACCCCTGCGGGCGACGGATACACCGAGGAAGTTGACCAGCACGCGACGAACGGCCCGTCGATAAGCCTGCTGACAAAGAGCGTTGCGGCCGGCACGGTCGCATCGACGACCAGTGGTTTGTTCGACCCGGAGACAAGCGCGTCAACTGGCGACGACGTTCTCACGGTGTCTGTTCTGGTGAACGGTGGCGGCTCGTCAGGTGGCACCCCGCCGCCTGCGCCTCTGGGTACGTTCTATGTCGGGTCGCATCAGCATGGTTTAAGCGCCGGCGATCGCTTCGCCTCGGGCACGTTCCCGCAATCGACGAACACGATGGAGCCATTTAATTTTGGCCCGATCCGTTCGCACGATGTAGAGGCGTTGCACGACTGGTCGATCGGGCACATGAAATGGTGGACCGGATCGAACCGGACTCCGGGCGCAGCCGGGGGGAACACATACACATGGGGGACGCTGGACACTTGGACCGACAAGGTGGTCGGGCGCGGGCATCCGATCATTTTGGTCGCATTCGGCGTGCCGCGTCACGCGGCAAGACGCAGCGACTACAACGATAACTACGGCATTCCCGGCGGCACGAGCGGCCCGATCAACTTCGTCGCATACCGGGAGGCGATCACCGATACAGTGAACCACATCGTCGCGCGTCATGGCTTGTCCGCGATCCTCGCGGTCGAGGGTTGGAACGAGGCGCTCGGCGGTGGCGACAACACGAATACGAGTGACTTCTGCAACGCGACCGGCTATTCCGGGGCAAATGGCCTGACGCCGCTGCAGACGATGGTCGCGGATATGCAGAAAGCGGTATGGGACGGCGTGAAGGCGTCGAACGCTGCCGCTCTGCATGTCATCGGGCCGAGCATGGCCTACTTGTCCAGTGGCTATCTCGACGACTATTTCGAGATGAAAACGACCGGCAACGTGTCGATTTTCAGTTACTGCGATGCGGTTGCTTTCCATCCGTACGGCATGTACGACGCGTCCCACGCATGGGACGCAACGTGGGCGAATTTCGCCGCGTTCACCGCTGCGATCCGTGCGCGGATGACGACTGCCGGCATCTCGGATTACCCGATCTGGGCGACCGAGGTCGGCATTCATGCGCCGTGGAATCCGACGAGTGATGCATGGTGGGTGAGTCTCACGAAGGCGCAAAAAGCGACTGCGCTGTATGACTGGATCGGGACGTACTACGTCAACGGCTGGCGGGGAATCATCACTTACTCGTCGGACGAGGACTATCAGCAGCCAGCGGGGTATGACAACGGCTACATCGGTTCTCCGGGCGCTTCGGGGGCGGAGATCAGGGGCGCGCTGTCGAGCGCGTACCGCGATTATCAGTCGGTGAACATCCCCGACCCGACGCCGAATGAAGCCGCGCCGGACGGCCAAGTCGCGGAGGCTTGGTCATTGTCGTTCGAGGATCACTTCAACGGGTCTGCGCTGGACGTGAACAAATGGTCGACGCCGATTTGGTACGGCGATCAAGCCGTCACGGAGCCGGGGCCGAACGTCACAAACTCAAACAACACAGTCGTCAACTACGACGTGAACGCCGCCAGCAATTCTTGTCTGCGCATCTGGCCCGCGCTGCAAGACGGCAAGTATTTCTATCGCACGATTCACACCGACTCGATGGGTTCGTCGTCGGCGTCTGGCGCGAAGTTCCGGCAGAAGTACGGGTTCTTCGAGATGCGCGCCAAGCTGCCGATCGGTCGCGGATGCTGGCCGGCGTTCTGGCTGTTCGGTCACTACGCAAACGTCGGCGGAAGTCCGGTGCGCCCCGAGCTCGATGTCATGGAGGCGTACTGCGGCGGCTATGACACGACGAACAACGCGAGCCCCGGGTGGGCCGATTCGACGCTGCATCCGACGACGTGGGCGACTACGTTCTGGTCGGACACAGGCGACGAGAATGCGCGCACCAAGTCCGGCCCGCACATGATGCAGAACGCGGGCGATCTGTCCGCTGACTTCCATACCTACGGAATGAAGTGGGAGCCAGGTGGTGTGTTCACTTGGTATATCGACGGCGCGCAAAAGGGAACAACCACGTTCACCGCCGCCGACAAACTGGACACCTACCCGTTGGCGATCTATCTGGACTTGTGGTTCGGGTCGGCCAGTGGGTGGGCGAACACAGGCGAGACGCCTTTGGGCACCGGCAACGCTTTCGAGGTCGATTACGTCCGCGCGTGGACTGCGAGGTAAACCATGCAACTGCTACAGCAATCAGAAGCTACCGCCAGCTATCGGCGGATTCCTTTTCCTTGCGTCGATGATACGGACGGCAAAACGCCTGAAACCGGCCTGACGTTCGCCGCGGGGGAGTTAAAGACCGCAAAAAACGGGGGCGCAGAAGCGAACGCGGCAGGCACCGTCACCGAAGGCGCGGGCGGTGTGTACTACTACGAAGCCACGGCGGCCGAGTTGAACACGCTCGGCATCGTCACGCTCCGGGTCGTCAAGGCCGGAGTGCGGGGCGTGGTCGTTCTGGGTCAGGTCGTGCCGTTCGATCCGTACAGCGCAACATCGCTCGGGCTCACGAATCTCGACGCGCCGGTTTCCTCGCGCCTTGCATCCGCGTCATATCAGGACATCGACGCCTTGCTCGACGCCGCTGATAGTGTCGAGGCAGGTGTCACGCTTCGTGACGCGCTCCGATACATCGTGGCCTATGCTGTCGGAAACGTCACGGGCGGCGGATCTGGCACCGAGACCTTCTTCGCAGCGGGGAACCCCGCGACCACGAGGTTCACCAGCACCCCGACGAGCGCGGGCTCCCGCACCGTTACGCTGTCGGGCGGCTGATGCACTCCGCTGCCCAGCACTACAAGGCGCAGCATTCGGCCGCCCGTCACACGACGCTGGCGGCGGTTGCCCTGTTGCAGTCGGTCGGCATCCTACACAACTATCCGTATCACCTCGCGGGCCGGCACCACCGGGCGAAGCACACCGGACGACTGCCGTTGCTGGTGGCCCTCCCCTCGTCAGATGTTGGGGCCGGAGGGTGGGCAGCCTCGCCCAGTGGAAGCCTGAGCGCGAAGCTGGCCGTCTTCGACGACGCGCAGTACATCTTCATCGACGGGCCCGGGGAGTGCGAGGTCAGGCTGGCCGAGACCGCTGCGCCAGAGAGTGCGGCGGCCCACGCTCTCGCGCTGCGGGCGTGGTGCGACTCGGTCGATGAGCTGACCGTGCAGTTCCGGCAAGGCGCGTCGGTGATCGCGGAGTGGGTCTTCGCTGTTCCGCTTCCCGAACCCGAGACCCTCTACCTGTACCTCACCTCCGCACAAGTGGCGCTGATCAGCGATCGGAGCGACCTGCGCATCCGTCTCGTGAGCACGTGACGTGGCGATCGAGTTCGTAGGGGGGCTGTCCAGCAGCCGCAACGGCAACAGCAACGCTACGACCTCGCAGTCGTTGACTTCGCTGTCCGGCGGCATCGCCTCGGCCCCCGCCGAAGGCGATCTCGTCATCGTCGCGTGCGCGGTCGGCTCGCAAGACCGAAACAGCGATCAGGCGATTTCCGGCTACTCGACGCTCGGCACGCAACTCAACCGCTCCGACGACACGTACGACGCCTCAATGCAGGTCTCGTACAAGGTGATGGGCTCGTCTCCGGACACGAGCATTACGATCCCCGCGCAGGGGAACGCGGCTGACGGACAGGCGTGGGCTGTGATGGTGTTCCGGGGCGTCGACCCGGACACCCCGTTCGATGTGGCGAGCGTCAGCGCGACCGGCAACAACACCGCGCGCTTCGACGCCCCCGCCATCACCCCGAGCACCGCCGGGGCGTGGATCGTCATCGCGGGCGGCGGCGCCTCCTCCAACGGCACAACGCTCTACACCGCCCCAACCGGGTTCACCGACGACTGGCTCGCGGCCAACGGCGCCGACACGAACGACGGTTCGGTCGGCATGGGCTACTACACCGGATGGACGAGCGGGTCGTACAACCCGGACGTGGTCGGCGGCGGCAGCACGAACACGGCGAACTCGTGGGTCGCGTGGACGATGGCCCTGCGCCCCGCCGCGAACGAGGCCACGGGCTCGCTCGCCAGCTCGATCGGGGACGTCTCGCTCACCGCCGAGGGCCTGACCTCTGGCCAACTCTTCTACGTCGTCTACCCGAGCGCGAAGGCCGCGCCGAGCGCCGCGCAGGTCAAGGCCGGGCAGGACGTCGACGGCAGCTCGGCCGTCGCGAGCGGCTCCGAATGGCCGCCCCCGTCGACCGGGGAGTACGTCTTCTCGGCCAACGCGACCGGCTTGACCGCTGGCACCAGCTACCGGGTCGCCTTCGTCTGGAGCCGCAACTCGGTCGACTCGAACGTCGCGGTGAGCGACGCGTGGGAAACCGACGCCGCCGGTTCGATCGGCACGCTCGCCCTGTCGATCGGGAACATCACCCTCGACGCCACGGGCGGAGTCACGGCCGACGGCACGCTCAGTCTGTCGATCGGGAACGTCACTCTCGGCGCCACGGGCGGGGTCACGGCCGACGGCACGCTCGCCAGCTCGGTCGGAAGCATCGACCTCGACGCCGCCGGCACGGTCGCGGTTGACGGCGAACTCGACAGCTCGGTCGGGAGCATCGGCCTCGCCGCCGCCGGCGGGGTCACGGCTGACGGCGAGCTCGACAGCCCGATCGGGGACGTCACCCTCGACGCTGCCGGGGTCGCGCACCCGAACCTCGTCGGTACGCTCGCCAGCTCGATCGGGGACGTCACCCTCGACGCCACCGGTGTCGCCCACCCGAACCTCGTCGGCACGCTCGACAGCTCGATCGGGAGCCTCGCCCTCGACGCAGACGGCGGGGTCACGGCGGACGGCACGCTGGCCGCCTCGCTGGGGGCCATCCAGCTGTCCTCCAGCGCGCTCGCGGTGGTCTCTGGCACCCTGACCCAGCCCGTGGGCGAGATCGCGCTCTCAGGGGCCGCTCAGGCCCTCGTGAACGGCACGCTCGATCAAGGCCTCGGCAGCATCGTGATCACGGCCGAGGGCGAGGTGTCGATCACCGGCACCCTGACCAGCTCGACCGGCGCCATCACGCTGTTGGCTGACGGGACGGCCGAGATGCTGGTCTCGGATGGGACGCTGGACGCCGCGCTGGGCGACATCGGCTTGGCGGCCGCCGGCACGGTCGAGGTCACCGGCACGCTGAACCGTTCGATCGGCACGCTCACCCTGTCCGGGCAGGGGGAGGTGGCGATCGCCGGCGCCTTGTCCAGTTCAATCGGCGACGTGTCCCTGACCGGGCAGGGGAAGGTCGACATCGTCGGCACCCTCGACGAGGGAATAGGTGAGCTCGCGCTCGACGCGACTGGCGGCGCAGGCAACTTCGGCGTCCTCGACGCGGAGATCGGAGCGATCGGCCTGTCCGCTTCCGGCGCCGTCGAGGTGGCCGGCACGCTCGACCTGTCGACGGGGGCCGTGACCTTGTCCGCCGCCGGCGGGGCGGTGGTCACCGGCACCCTGACGCAGAGCATCGGAAACCTGAGCCTGCTGGCCACGGGGATCACCCCTGTGGAGGGGGCCCTCTCCGCCTCTGTCGGCGCGATCGTGCTGTCGTCCACGGGGGCTGTGGATAACGTGCCTATCATCGGGTCGCTCGATTTGTCAATCGGCGATATTCTCCTGTCCGACGCGCAAGGTGACGTGACGGACGCTGGCAGCAGCGAATGGATCGTCCGGCAGCGCCGCGAGGCGATCAGATGAAGATTGACCAGAACGGGCCCACGTGGCTCGCGATCCAAGATTACCTCTCGAAGAGACTCGCTACGCTTCGAGAGAAAAACGACCGTCACCTCCCCGAATCCGAAACCGCGAAGCTGCGGGGCCAGATCGAGGAGGTGAAGGCCTTGCTGCGTCTTCCGGCTGTTCAGGAAGACCCGGTAGTGGAAGGCATGCCGATCGAACACCAGTTCGATCCGCCGGCCCGTTAACTGAGACTGGAGCGAGAAGATGTCCACAGAAACCGAAGAGTTGAGCCGTGAGGAGCTACAGAAGATCTGGAACGAGGAAGCCGCCGGCACTGGGCCCGCTGCCGAATCGAACCCGGAACCTTCTGCAACGCGAAGCGGAGAAGCCGAGAACCAGCAAGACGAAGACAGCGGCCAGCCGGCCGCCCGCGAAGATGACGCGCCCCCGCAGGGGCAAGCCGCCCAACCCGACCCACTCGAAGAGATCAACAAGCGTCTGGCCAAGCTCGACGCGATCGATCGACTGGAGCAGCGGGTTCGGAACACCGAGGGCCACATCGGAGGTCTGACATCCACGCTGAACACGTTCCGAGAGGAACTGAAAGCTGCCGCCACTGCGGCCGCAGCAGCAGCGCCGGGTGCAGCTCCGAGCCAGCAGCAGATCGCCGCTGCGTCGGGCAACCTCGCGAAGTGGGAATCCCTCAAGTCGGATTTCCCAGAATGGGCTGAAGCGATCGACGAGCGACTGGGCGCCGCGCAGGCGCAGAAGGTCGATGTCGACGCGCTGCGTCAGCAGGTCGCCTCCGAACTCGCGCCCAAGATCCGGGCCGAATTGGAAGCGTCTTTCGAGCCGAGGCTCGTGGATATCGCGCACAGGGGATGGCGGCAGCTCGTCAATACCCCGGAATTCGTCGAGTGGATCAAGGCCCAACCTGCGGACGTTCAACGACTGGCAGCAAGCCCGAAGGCCGACGACGCGATCGACCTCCTCGACCGGTACAAGGAGACCCGCAAGGTGATCCCGAAGACCGCCGAAGAGATCGCCGCCGAACGGCAGGCAAGGCTTCGTCAGGCCGCGAACGCGCCTCGTGGACAAGGAGCTGGCATTCCCCGGAAGGGCATCGATGACATGACCGACGAGGAGTACTGGCAGTACTTGGCCAACCAAGGAGCGAAACGCTAATGGCCACGCAGAACTACGGCACCTCGCCGGGAAGACGCGCCTCCGTTCCAGCGGCCGCACCGACCCAGCAAAGGGCGCCGATCATCGCCTCCGCGATGGGCTCGCCGATGGCGCAGACGCGAAAGCGCATGCAAAAGCAGAAGCAGATGCAGAAGCAGACGCAGATGCAGGCCCAAACCCGGGCGCAGACCACCCCCGCACAACCCGTGCAGAAGGTGCCGGCCATGACCAACAACGCTTCCGCCGCCGCCGCCATGGCGCGGAAGAAGATCACCTTCTAAGGAATCATCATGACGATCCAGAACTACTCCACCGTTGCCTCGCGCAACCTGATCCGCGCCGAGCAGGAGATGCTCAAGCACGCGGAACCGATCATCGTGCTCGGCAACTTCGGCACGCAGAAGGAACAGCCGCTCAACAAGACGGACACCATCGTCTTCCGCCGGCTGAACCCGTTCAACATGCAGTCGAACGGCGCGCCGAGCATCACCGCCGCGAACTTCATCCTCGCCGAGGGTCAGACCCCGAACTCGAACACGATCAGCTACACCGACGTCTCGGTGACCCTCCAGCAGTACGGGGTGCTGTTCAAGTTCAGCTCGAAGGCGGAGCTGATGTACGAGGACGACATCCCCTCGGACATGAGCAAGCTGACCGGCGAGACGATGGCCGAGGTCGCGGAGATGATTCGCTACGGCGTCCTGCGTGGCGGCACGAACGTGCTCTACGCGAACGGCAGCTCGCGCGACGCGGTGAACACCGTCGTCTCGCTGGCCCTGCTGCGCAAGGCCGCACGCACGATGGAGAGCAACCGTGCCCGTCGCGTGACCCAGCGCCTGTCGAGCGGTCCGAACTACGGCACGGCGCCAGTCGAGCCGGGTTACGTGGTCTTCGTCCACACCGACGTCGAATCGGACATCCGCAACTTGCCCGGCTTCACGAAGGTCGAGGAGTACGCGCAGCGCAAGCCCGTCCACGATCGCGAGGTCGGCTCGGTCGAGAACTTCCGCTTCGTGACCTCCCCGCTGCTGACTCCCTTCGACGAGTCGGGCTCGGGCACGCTGAACGGCTGTCTCGGGTCGAGCAACGTCGACGTCTACCCGGTGATCGTGATCGCCGAGGACGCGTGGGGCAACGTGGCGCTGAAGGGCATGGGCGCGGTCAAGCCGACCATCCTGTCGGCCCGCCAGAAGAACCACGCCAACCCGCTGGGCCAGTTCGGCTACGTGGGCGGCGACTTCTGGATGGCGACCGTCCGACTGAACGAGAACTGGATGGTGCGGCTCGAAGTCGGCGCCACCAGCCTGTAATCGGAGGCAACCATGGCCGAATCCATCTCCCAGCGGCTGAACGCCGCCGGCTTCAGCGACGCACAGGTGCGCGAGCTTCGCGCTCTGTTCGAGGCGGTGGTCGACGAAGTCGCCGCCGTTTCGGACTCTGTGGTCGTTATGGCCACGAAGCTCGATGACGAGACGCTGTCCGCCTCCGATTACGAGGACGACTGCACGCCCGCCATCGGCAACCTCACCATCTGATCAAGGAGCATCACCATGTACAACCTCTCCGGGGCCGTTGCCGGCTCCAACATGAACTTCGCGCGGGTTGCCCTCGTCGCGGGCACCACGACCACGATCACCACGACCGTGGCCGCGATGTACAGCATCGGCGGGAAGATCTACACCAAGGGCGCGATCACCAACGGCGCGACGCCGACGGCGGACGTGATGACCGGTGCGGCCTTCAAGCCGTTGCCGATCCCCACCTCGACGGTCAAGCCGAAGGGCTGCGCCTTCGTGGTGGCCCTGAATGCGGCCGGCGACGTCAAGGTCGCTCAAGGTCCGATCGTCGACGTGGCCGACGTGACGCAGGGGGACGCGATGTACCAGCTCCCGATGCTCAGCGACGACCTGTGCCCGATCGGGTACATCATCGTCAAGGGCTCGGCCACGCAGGTGGCGACGTGGACGTTCGGCACGAACAACCTGTCGTCCGTCACCGGCATCACCTACGTGTTCGGGAACCTGAGCTCGTTGCCGGCGCAGCCGATCTCGGCGTAAAGATGTCTCCTCCAGCCGGGTGCTGTCTGCCCGGTTTGGCCTGCTCTCTTCGGAGGGCAGGCCTTTTTGGAGACGCAACCATCAACTGGAGCGAGAACAATGGCGATCAAGACCATCGACACCGAAGAGGCTGGCGTTGCGCAGATGCCGGCGAAGACCCTCGACGAAGTGCGGCAGCACGGCCCGCAGGACATCGAGGTGGAGAGCAAGTTCGACACCGACGCGATCGCGCTCGAAAAGTTCATGAACGAGATCGTCAAGGTCCGTGTTCACGGTTCCCCGGAAGAAGGGGCGCTGCCCGTCATCTCCGTTATCGTGAATGGGATCACGCAGCCGATCCCGCGAGACATGGACGTGGACGTCAAGCGCAAGTACGTCGAGGCGCTCGCGCGGGCGAAGTCGACCACCTACCGGCAGGTCACCAACCCCATCGACCCTTCCGACATCAGGATGGTTCCGACGACGGTGCTCTCGTACCCGTTCACCGTCCTCGAAGACAGCACGAAGGGAAAGGCGTGGCTGCGGAAGATCCTCGCCCAGCCCGTGTAATCACATGACCGGAGAAGGGTGACATGAACTTCGTCCAGCTCGTCGAGCGGCTTCGCATGGAGTGCGGGGTCTCCGGCCCGACGATCACGACCGTCCAAGGAACCCTCCCACGCGAGATCGCGCGCCTGCGCTCATGGATCGTCACGGCGTGGGAAAATCTCCAGCGCAAGCACGTCGATTGGCAGTTCCTGCGCGTGCAGGGCAGCGCGACCATCCCGCAGTACGGCAGCGCACTGACCATCGCCGAGGTCACCGCCGGCACGGTCGCGCGCTGGGTTCCCGAGTCATTCCGGATCGCTCCGGACGGTGGGGCCTTCGCAGACTCGGTCCCGCTTGCAAGCGTCGACTACGAGCAGTGGCGGATCGCGGAGGGACTCTCCCCGACTGCGGCCTACGCGAAACCGTCGACGATCGCGGTCCGGCAGAAAGACAAGGCCCTCTTCGTGGCGCCGGCGGCCGACGTCGCGTACGCGCTCTTCTTCGACTACTACCGCACTCCCGTCACCCTCTCGGCAGACGCGGATGAGCCGGCCATGCCGGCCCGCTACCACATGGCGATCGTTTACCGTGCGATGACGATGTACGGTCGCTACGAGGCCGCGCCCGAGGTGCTCCTCGACGGACGCGAGAAGTATCGCTCGCTTCTCGCGGAGCTGGAGATCGACCAACTGCCAGACGCCTCTTTCGCCGGGGGTGACAGCGATGCGTGGTGATCAGCTACCGAAGATCGGGCTCGACTACATCGTCCCGAAGGGCGGCGTCGACCTCGTCACGCCGCCGCTGCTCCTGCCCCCCGGTGTCTGCCGGATGGCGCAGAACTTCGAGGTCGATCTCGAAGGGGGCTATTCCCGCATCGGCGGCTACGAGCGCTACGCTGGGCAAGAGTCGGTCACGCGAAAGAGCTTTTATCTCGCCACCTTTCACCTTTACGACGGGGGCATGAGCAATGCGCTTGCGGTGCCCGGAGCCGCGCAGATTCAGGGGGATACGAGCGGCGCCACTGCTCGCATTCTCCGGAAGCTGACCGACGAGCAAGTAGTTTCGATCCGCGCGACTGCATCAGACCTGACCGATACCCGTTACCCGGAATACATTGTTGAGCGATACCTCGTTTTCTACGAAACCGTCAACCAAGAGGTTTTTCTCTACGATGTCAGCGGGACGTTTTCCGAAGGAGAAAACATATCCGTCTTGACCGAGGATGGACGATACATCTTGTATGGGCTCTCTCCAACCAGCCCTTCCTCGCCGGCCCCGGTGGATTTCAGACTCGTTTCCAGCCCGATCGTGCTGACAGAGGAAACAGCCGCCGACCTTGCTGTCGAGCTGGACCGAGCGGCGATGGCGTTCAGGGGCGCTGTTACTGCCCCTGTCACGAGCCTGTACTCCACCTCGTATCTCCCCCTCGCGATGGAGACCCTGTCCGGGTGTCCGTTCCTATTTAGTGTTATCAACTCTTCCCTCGGCGGGCAAGCTCTCTCTGCTCTGTTCCCGAGGCTGAAGTCCGAGTGGGGAAGAGTATCGAACCAAGCGCAAAACTACGGATGGGCCAGTGCCGCACAGAGCGACTACACCGGTTACGGGGGAACAATGATCGGGGGTGTCCCCGAGTACCTCGAATGTGTGCGCTACAACTTTTCCGGCGCCGCAAACAATGAACGTCTCTACTGCGTGTCTGGGAATACTCCGGCGTTCTCTTTTCACCTTGTAGGAGACGCGGACGCCTACAACGGGTGGAGGGGGCTTTTCAATACGATCTCGACCGGGATGGCGGTCGACACCCCGGAGCACATCGCCGCCCACAAGAACCGTCTGTTCCTCTCATTCGGGGCGAGCCTCCAGTACTCGGTCGCCGGCGACCCCACGAGCTGGACGCCTGTGCTGGGAGCCGGGGAACTAGCCGTCGGGGAGCAGATCACCAAGCTGCAATCCGTCATCGGTGGCGAGACCTCCGTTCTTCTCGTCTACACGACGACACGGATCTACGGTCTGTATGGAGACTCGTCGAGCGACTTCAAACTCGTGCTGCTCGCCTCGGACATCCGCGTCGACCCGAAGTCGATCCAGATGTTCGGCCAGCCGATCTTCTTGACCGAGCGTGGGGTTTTCTTCCTGAGCGCGACCGACACGTTCGGAAACTTCGCACTGGAATCGGTCAGCAATCAGGTCGCCCCGTTTCTCAAACGACTGGCTGGCCGGCTCGTCAGTTCGATCGTGATACCAGAGAAGAACCAGTACCGGCTCTTCTTCGACACGGGAGATGGTCTCTACTTCACCTTCTACGGAACCAAGCTGATCGGCGTCATGCCTGTGTGGTTCGATCGCGTGCCGGTGGTTGCACACTGTCACTACGATACGGACACCAACGAGACCGAGTTCCTGTTCGCTGCGCAGAACAACAGCGTGCGCGTGTATCGCGGGGATATAGGGCCTTCTTTCGATGGCCGGCTGATCGACGCGCACATGTTCCTCGCTTTCAACTCCAGTCGCTCGGCCCGGATCTCGAAGGCCTACCGTCACGCGTCGCTGGAAATCCAGACCGACGGGGGCTTCGTGGCATTCAAGGTGCTGTTCGAGACAAACTACGCCGCCCGGGCCACCCTGCCGACGCCCGAGCAGGACGTGGATGGCGTGGCGGTGAACGCGTACTCGGTCTTCGACGACGCGCTGTGGGACGAGTTCTACTGGGACGGCAATCGCGTCAGCCCGCAGGAAATCTCGCTCGACGGCAGCGGGGAGAACCTGTCCTTGGGCATCTACTCGTCGTCGTACACCACGTGGCCGTTCACGCTCTCCGGCGTGATCCTGCAATACCTAGCGCGCAAGGTTAAGAGGGGATGAGCCATGCTGTTTTCTTCCTACTTGGCGCTGCTCGTTGCCGGAGAGGCAGCGGCCCCGCCTGACGAGGACATCGAAATGTCGAACAGTTACTACACCGCCTCCGGCAACCCGCTCACCCGTTCCCTGTCGAGCTCGGCTCAACTCCGGGCGGAGCTCTCCGCGATTCAGGGCGCCTTCGATCGCCTGCCAGATCCGATCGTCGGGGAGAAAGGCTTCGCCGACGCTCAGCTCGACACCCCCACCTTGGACGGGGCTACTGTGACGGGAACCAGCGTCTGGTATGGCGGGGCGCTGCACCCAGACAAACTCGGCATAGGCTACGCGGGAAGCACATACGCAACCCCAAGCGCGGCCTTCGGTACTGTCGGGTACGCCGGTTTTTATCGGTCCTCCAAGACCGGCAACCCTCTCTCTTTGGTCGTCGCCTCGGATTCCCTTCCGGAGGACGACGACTACCTGCTCTTCGACAAATACGGGAACGTGATCTTCGGCGACGGGGCCTCCGCAAAGGCCGCCGACGCGACGAACGGGTTCCTTATGATCCCGAAGACGGAAGGAACGCCGACCGGAACACCGGCGAATCTCTACGCGTCGAGCGTCCCGTTGCTGTACGACTCGACGAACAACAAGCTCTACGTGTACGACGGAGCTTGGCTCGCAACCGCAGCTTTATCCTGATAGAGGCCTCCCGTGATCGAGCAACCACAACAAAGAGAACACTGGAAGTGGGATAAGCACGTAAACGTGGGGCACGTCATCACGACAATGGTGATGGTGGTCAGCGTCTTCACGTGGGTCGGGAAGACTGACCAGCGCATCGCGATCCTCGAAGAGCGAATCGCCAACAGTCAGGCGCTGACCGAAACGCTGAACGCCGCCGTCGCGCACCAGATGTCCCTGATGCGCGACGAATTCAGGCTGGTGAGGGAAGAGCTGTCCCGCACCAACAGCAAGCTCGACCGGTTCATCGAGAATCAGGCGAACAACCGAAGGAACGGCGGGTGAAACTCCTCCTTGTCGCGCTGCTCTTCTTCCCGGCAAGCCTCTTCGCTCAGGGGCAGGAGTGGACGCGGCTGGACAAGTCCCTGCTGATCACCTATCAGGTCGCAAGGTTCATCGACTGGCGCCAGACGCTGAGCATCGCGGAGGAGCGCAGGCCGGACGGCAGCTTTCGGTGGAGGGAGATCAACCCACTGCTAGGAGATCACCCGAGCGCAGGGCGCGTGAACTCGCACTACGTGATCACCGCGCTCGCTGTCCCCCTGATCGCGCACTACCTGCCTCCCAGCTACCGCAGGGCCTTCCTGACGGGTGCGGTGGTGGTCGAAGTCGGATACGTGGCCCACAACTTCAATCTCGGCATCTCGATGAGGTGGTGACGTGATCGAGGCTTTCGTCCACCAGCTGATCGGTTGGCTCACGCCGATCAACGTCGTCCTGTTCATGACCCTGACCGCTTCGGCGGTCATCGTGTGGCGCGCGCAGCGGCCCGACAGCTTCGACTTCGGGAACATGTTGCGAGACGAGGAGGGCAAGGAGAGCGCCCTCCGACTGGCCGCCTTCGGCGCCTTCGGCGTATCGACGTGGGTGCTGATGCAGCTCGCGATCACCGCTGCGCTGACGGAGACCTACTACGCCATCTACCTCCTCACGTGGTCAGGCAGCGCCGTGCTCGCCAAGTTCCTCGAAATCTGGAAGGGCAAAGGATGAGCGACTTTTGGCTGTCCCAGCGAAGCCTACGCAACCTGCAAGGCGTCCACCCGGACCTGTCGGCCGTGATCCACAGGGCGATCGAGAAGACGGCGGTCGACTTTGTCGTGATCGAGGGCTTGCGGACCCGGCAGCGGCAGATCGAGCTCGTCAATGCCGGCGCCAGCCAGACGATGAACTCTCGCCACCTGACCGGTCACGCCGTCGATCTCGCCGCGTGGGTTGGCGCCATCCGCTGGGACTGGCCCCTCTATCCGAGGATCGCCGAAGGGGTACGCCTCGCGGCGCGCGAGCTGGGCGTGAAGATCATCTGGGGCGGCTGCTGGGACAGGGAGCTGACCGGGATCGAGGAAAGCTGCGAGGAGGCGGCCGAGGACTACGTCGCCCGCCGCAAGGCGGAAGGCCGCCGGGCTTTCCTCGACGGGCCGCACTTCGAGCTCGATCGAAGCCTCTACGCGTGAGGAGCCGGGCATGGCCGTTCGCATCGTGATCGCGCTGCTCCTCGCCTTGGCGGCCTTCCTGTCCGGGGTGAAGGTCGAAAATTGGCGCAACGCGGCCCTTCGGGAGAAAATCCAGCTCGCCGAGGAGGATCTCCGGAAGGAGCGCCTGCTCACGAACGCGATGGTCGGAGAGCTTGCCGCCCTTCGAGAGGAGAAGCAACGTGTCGTCTACCGCAAGATCGTCGAGCGGATTCCGGAGTTGGTGCCTGCCGGCAGCTGCGATCTTCCTGCTGGTTGGCGGGTGCTCCACGACGCTGCCGCCCGCCGCGAAGATCCCCCCGCCGGACCCGTCGATCATGGTTCCCCCGTCCCGGCCCAAGCCGCTGGACGAACCGTCGCGTCCAACTACGAAGAACACCACCGGGTGGCAGATCGTCTCGAAGACTGCCAACGGTACATCCGAGAAGTCGTTCGGCCGGAGGGCCTGAAGTGAGCAACCTGCCCGTCTACAACCTGACGCTGCCGATCAAGGCGATCGAGGCGATCGGCTTCGCCCTGAACGAGATGCCATACAAGATCGCGGCTCCCGTGATCGAGGACATCCGCCGACAGATGGCCGAACAGGAAGCCTCGTTCGCAGCGGCCCAAGGCCAACCGCAGGAGTCCTGATATGGCGACCGTCGAACAAGGGATGATCAACAGCGCGATCCGCGATCCTGCCTCCGGGCAGCTGATCCCGCCGACCCCGCTCACCTACAACGAGGTCGACCCGGCATCCTCCGCCACCGTCACTGCGCCCACCGTCACCTCTCAAGGATATGACGCGCAAACGGCCACGGCTGGCGGATACGAAGCGGCTACGGGCACAGCGGAGCAAGCGGAGGCGACGACGCGCGAGGTGACGCCCGAGGAGACGATGCAGCACCAGCTTGCTGGCATCATCGACTCGAACAGTCCACTGATCCAGCGGGCTCGCGCTCGCGCGATGGAGACGATGAACGCGCGGGGGCTGCAGAACAGCTCGATGGCGCTTGGCGCGGCCGATGCCGCACTCTACGACGTGGCCATGCCGATCGCGCAGTTCGATGCCAACGTCTATGGTCAGGCTGCGCGCGACAACCAGAGCTTCCTGAATCAGGTTGCGATGTTCAACGTCGGTCAATCGAACCAGATGACGGCCGCCAACATGGCAGCGGTCAATCAGGCGCTTGCCTTCACGGCCGACGCAGAGAACCGCGCGAGCATGTTCAACGCCGACGCGCAGAACACCGCCGCAGCTTTCTCGGCGGACGCCACGAACAAGGCCGCACTCGCCCAAGCGGACATGGACCTGCGGGCCGGGCTCTACAACGCCACGGCATACAACGACATCCTGAAGAGCAACATGGCGATGTCGTTCGAGGCGGCGCGTTTCAACGCCGACACCGACGCGAAGATCTTCCTCCAGACGCTGGAGGGGGACATCGCTGCCCAACTGGCCAACATCGAGGCGAACAACAAGGCGGCCTTGCAGGCGAGCGCCTCGGCGGCCGCCTCGTTCCAGCAGGGCATGTCGAGCATCGCCTCGATCATCCAGAACCCGGACCTCACTCCGGAGGCGAAGGACGCGGCGGTCAAGATGCAGCTCCAGCTGATCGACGAGAGTCTGAAGATCACCGGCGCCGTCGCGGAGCTGAACCTCGCCGACCTCTTCGCGTGGGAGCAGGTAGGCGAGACTCCGCCGGCCGCGAACGTGGAGAACAAGCCCGCCCCGGGCGCGCCCGGCACCGTTCCCAGCAAGACCGCACCGGTCGTCGGCTCCGGTCCCAACGGCACGGTCATGCCGTGGGAGACTGACGGTTCCTTCTCGGGCTGGTAGAGATGTTGTCGCTGGCTACCGAGACCCTCGCCCGCGTTCGCGCGGATGCCGAGCCGTTGTTGCGGCAGCACTACGAGGAGATCGCGCTCTACAAGGAGCGCGTCCCCCTCGCCCCGGACTGGGGCCGCTACGAGCACCTCGAAGCAACGCGAAGCCTGCCGATCTACACCGCGAGGAGAGACGGCCGGCTGATCGGTTACTCGGTGTTCCTGCTCAGCTACCACCTGCACTACGTTCACACGCTGGTGGCGGCGAACGACATCTTGTACCTAGACCCGGAGCACAGGAAGGGCACGACCGGGATCAAGCTGATCAAGTACTCCGAGGCCGAGCTGAAGAAGCTCGGCGTCGATCGAATTCTTTGGCACGTGAAATTCGACCACGACTTCCGCAAGATCCTCCACCGCCTCGGTTACCGGGACGAGGAAGCGATCGTCGGGAAGCTGGTTTAAGGAGAGCAGCATGGCAGTCATGGCAGCAGCGGCGATCGGCGGCGGGGTTGCGGTATCGGCCGGCGTCGCCGTCAGCACCATCGCGATGATCGGCGTCGGGGCGACCGTCGTCGGCATGGTCACGAAGAACAAGACCCTGATGAAGATCGGCGCCGGGCTGGGCCTCGGCGCGGGGGTCGCCTCGCTTACCGGCATCGGGAGCGGCGCTGCCGGGGCTGGGGCCGCTGCCGCGTCGCCAGCCGAGGCGGCGCTCGCGGCGAACAACGTCGCGGCCGTGCCCGAGACACTCGCCGGCGCAGGGGCGTACGTCTCCCCGGGCGAGGCGGCCGCGCTGTCCGCGCAGGGGATCGATGCCCAGATCGGGAGCTCGTTCGCGCAGGGCGGGGTCGACTACTCGCTCACCGCCGGCCTGCCGGCCAGCCCCGGCGCCGCGATCAACGCGGCCATGCCGGGCGGCACGCACCTCGCGGGCTCGGTCAGCGGCGAGCTCGGGCAAGGGCTCGTGCAGGGCGCCTCGGCGCCCGGCATCAGCGCGGCCGGACTGGGCGAGGCGGCCGGCGTGAGCGCGTGGGCAGACCTTGGGGTAACGGGCGCCATGTCCGCGCCCATGCCGGCCCCGTGGTACGCCGCCAACCCGGTCTTCCAAGGCAAGACCCTCCAAGCCTCCACCTCGTGGTGGGGCGGCTTCAAGAACTGGTGGAAGGGCCTCGACTCTCCGGCCAAGCTGGCCGTCGGACAGATGGGCGCCGGACTTGTGAAGGGGGTCGGCGAGGGCATGATGACGATGCAGGCCGAAGACAGGAAATACGATTTCCTCGAAAATGAGCGCGACTGGCGGCGGGCCAACATGAGCTACGCGCCGCAGTTCAACTTCACTGGTGGGACGGGCCTTGTCCGCTCCGCCATGCCCCAAGGGTGAGGACGATGGACGAGACCACCAACCCGATGCCCGAAGAGCAGCTTCCTGCCGGAGAGCAGGCGCCCGCCGAAGGGCCACCGCTGGTCGAGGGGCAGATGGAAGAGCCCGTCGCGTCTGCCGGGCCCGAGTTCATCGTCGGCGAGATCGAGGACGACCTGCCCCTGCTCAAGCAGATCGAGACGGAGCTCGTCCGCTCGATCCCGAAGGTCTACCACGCGGAGGTCGACCGGCACGTCATCAAGGGCATGAAGATCATGTTCGACGAGCGCACGAGCTCGGTGATCCGCGACGCCTTCGAGAACCTCAAGCAGGCGCCCAGCGAGTCTGTCGCGATGGGCATCGCCGCGCTGATGTCGATCATCGACAAGGAGACCAAGGGACCGCTGAATCCGGAGACCTTGATCCCGGCAGCGCTGATCCTCATGTGTCAGGCGCTCGACTTCCTCGCGAAGGGGAACAAGGTCGAGCTCACCGAGGAGCTGGTGGCGGAGACGACCCAGAAGCTGCTCGCGTACATGATGCAGAAGATGAACATCACGCCGGAGAAGGTCGAGGCGGTGAAAGGCGCGCTCGCGCAGGCTCAGCAGGGTGGCGAGCAGGGCATGCCCCCGGGCGGCGCGCCCGCTCCGGGCATCGTCGAGCAGCAGCAGCAGGCCGCGCCGCCGGCACCGCCCGCGCCCCCTGCCGGCGGCGAGGGGATCATCGGCCAACAGCAGGGAGCGATGCAATGAGCATCCTTTTCGGAGCGATCGCTGGCGGGCTGGCCGGCGCGGGCGCGGCGGGCGAGAAGGCCCTCGGGCGCATGCAGGAGCACGAGCAACAGAAGAGCCTCGAAGAGCTTCGGGCCAATCTGATGTTCGAGAAGCAGAAGCGTCTGGCCGAGCTCGCGCACAGCCAGAACGTGGACATGGAACGGAACGTCCGCCAGCCCTTCGAGGAGAAGAGGCAGCAGGCGGGGTTCAAGCACGACCTTGCGATCGAGGGCGGGCGGCAGAAGCATGCCGAGGCGCTGCAGAAAGCCCGCCTCGAATTCGAGCAGTCGTGGAACGAGAAGAACTTCGAGCAACGCAGGCAGGAGATCCAGAGCACGCGTGCCTATCAGGCCGAGTCGCTCAAGATCCAGAAGTCGCAGCTGGACAAGAACAGCATCTGGCAAGACCCGAAGACCGGCGCGTACTGGGTCGTCGACGATCGGACGAAGGCGGTCAAGGGCGCCTTCAACGAGCCGGGCACCGACAAGCAGCTGACTGGCCCGCTCCCGCTCTCGGACGCGACGAAGATGGTTGTCGAGGGTTCGTTCGGGATGGCCGCCGCGCTGTCGAAGTCGCTCGACCCGGAGGAGCGCAAGCTCGGGGAGGCCTACTTCCAGTTCGGCACGAAGCTTATCAACTCGAAAGCCGACCCGGCCGCCATTCCGTCACAGACCAACGTGGCGAAGTTCGCGGGTATCCTCAAGGAGGGCGATCCGGACAAGATCGCGCAGGCGAAGAAAGACTTCACCGAGAAATACCCTCAATTCGGGCCAACCGTCATCGAGGCCTTCGCCCCACTGGAAGGCGCGGGCAAGAAGCCGGACAGTGCGGGGATCGTCGGTAGCGCCGCCAAGACGCCCGACGCCCCGAGCCCGCCTCCGAGCAAGCCCGGCATCGTTGAAGGGGCAGGGAAGTCCCTGCTCACGCCGGCCACCGAGGATCTGGGCGCGAAGCTCGACGCTGCCCGGAAGAACGTGGAACAAGCCGAGCGGGTGCTGCAGACGTTCGGGATGAGGCAGCAACGGGATAACCCGAAGGCTTTCGCGGATGCGAAGGCGGCGGCCGCTGCGGCCAAGCAGGAACTGGCCGCGATCCAGAAACAGTACCAGACCGCCGCAGAGCAGGAAGTCGGAACGCTCCGGAGATAAGACCCAGCCATGCCCAACATGTTCGACGATCCGGTCGCAGGCCCCGCCGCGCCAAGGAACATGTTCGACGACGACGACGTGTCGTCGAACCCTCTAGGGTTTCCGCAGCGCCCCGCCGCGCCGCCGGCGCCGCCCCCGGGCGACTTCATGGCCGGCGCGCGCACGGCGCTCGGCCAGACTCCCGCCCTCATCAAGGGCGCGATCGGCCTCGGGGCCGGCACGCTGGAGAAGCTCTTCGGCGAAGGCGGCGTCTCGACGGGGGTGAAGAACTGGGCCCTCGAAGGGTTCCAGCGGGACATGGCCGAGGTAGCCAAGCTCCAGCAGGAGAACCACGACGTCACGGTGGCGTGGGAGAAGGCGAAGCAGGGCGACCTCGGGGCGCTGGTCGACTTCGTCCAGTACGCGGCCGGCTACGGGCTGGCGCAGATCGCGGAGTCTGCGCTCGCGATGGTCGCCGGTAGCCTGATCGGGGGCGCGGCAGGAGGCGCGGCCGCGCCGGCGACGGCCGCCGCCGGCGCCGCTGCCGGGGCGCTGAAGAAGGGGGCCATCAAGGCGTGGGCCGAGCACTGGGTCAGCAACGCCGTCGCGAAGGCGGTCGCCGAGTCCGGCGGGAAGCTGACCGTCAAGGAGGCAGCCAAACAGCTCGGGGCAAAGTGGGGCGCGAACGCCGCGCTCGTCGGCTGGGGCATCACACAGGAGGCGGGCTCGATCTACCCGGAAGCGGTCGAGCAGGCCGCCAAGGAAGGGCGGGAGATGACCGGGGCGGACATCGCCCGGGTCTGGGCCTACGGCATCGGCGCCGGCCTCGTGGAGGCGGGCGCGGACAAGCTCCAGCTCGACGCGATCCTCGGCCGCAGCGCCCCGCTCAAGGCCGCCTTCGGCAAGCTCGGCGCGATCGCCCGTGGCGGGGCAGCGGGCACCGTCGGCGCGACCGTGGAGTCGGGCACCGAGCTGATCCAGACGGGGATGGAGTACCTCGGGGCCGGGAAAGATCCGACCAGCGAGGAGGCGCAGCGGGAGTACTGGAACGCGGCCGCCATGGCCGCCGTGCCCGGCTTCGGCGCCGGCGTGGTTGGCGGGGTCATGTCCCGCCAGCGCCCACCCGTCTCGCCTACCACGCCCCCGCAGACCGGCGAGCTGGCCCCGGGCGAGGTCTTCAATGAGATCGGCCGCGCGGGCAGCGTGGACGAGGCGATCCTGATCGCCGGCGCCCTGACAGAGACCGGCGCCCCGATGACCGAGGTGCAGCTCCTGTCCGAACGTGCGCTGATGTCGAAGGCCGCAGAGGAGGCGCAGGCCTTCCTGCGTGAGCGCGACTGGAATGCGCTACAGGCCGCCCAGAGCGCGCAAACGGGCGCGGAGGTATCGCAGGCCTTCGATGCCCGGGAGCGGCGTCTGGGGGCCGTGGAGGACGCCCAGCGGGCCATCGGACAGGAGCAGATGATCGCCGCGCGCGGCGACGAGGCGCTCGATCTGGAGATGGCCGCCGCCAAGGCGGCCGGGATGGAGGCGCCCGCCGGCCCGACGGCGCTCGGGGTAGCGATGGAGCGCGAGCTGGCCCGCCTGTCGAGCCGGCTGATGGAGGGCGACCCCGCGAAGTTGCGCACGACCCAGCTGGAGATGCTGGCCGCGCGGGCGCCGGACCCGGCCGTCCGCGCCCGGGCGGTCGAGGTCGTCTCGACCCGGCGCAACGCAGACGCGACGGCGCTGGCCGAGGCGCAATCAACGGAGGCGAATAGGGGCGCATTGGAGCAAACGAATGCGCCAGCCGCCGCGCCAGACGCTGACACCGTCTTCAGCCGGCCGCGCGAGTCGGCCGTCCAGTCGCCACAGGCACCCGGATTTACGGGTGCCTCCGGCTACTTGGCCGCCCCCGGCCCGGAGAACGACGCGGCGGCCGTCGAGGGCCTGAACCGCGCGCTCGCCACCGAGGCGCAGGGGCGCGACGGGGCGGCGCCGACCGGGTGGCAGGCGGTCGACGTGACCACCCTCCCCGTGGACGACACCCCGCTGCCCGGCTCGCCGGTCGGGGCGATGGCCCGCTCGCAGGAGTCGGTGCGGCTGGCGCAGGGCTTCGCCGCCCTGTTCGGGAAGCGGGTCGTGCCGATCCGCAACCTCGCCGCGCAGGACGGCGACTTCATGGGCGGCACCGTGCTCGGTGGCGACCGGGAGCGGGTCTTCCTGAACGTCGATAGCCCGGACGCGAGCCCGGTCACGATCGCCGGCCACGAGACCTATCACCAGATGGAGGCCGACGCTCCCGATCTGGCCGCCGGCATGCGCCGCGCGATCGGGCTGGAGGAGGGCAAGGCGATCGACGCCGCCCACCCGCTCGTCGGTTTCTACCGGTACTACGAGGGCGGCGCGAACCTGACCGACGAGCAGGTCGTGGCAGAGCTCGCCAAACCGGCCGTGCTGGAGAAGATGAAGCGCGAGATCGCCGCCGACTTCTTCGGCAACCGCGCCGGCGAGTACACGACCCTGAAGACGATCCTCGCGAAGGTGGCCGAGAGCGAGGACAAGGGCCTGATCTACAAGGTCGCCAGCTACATCATGCAGGCGATCGACTCGATCCTGCGCAGGCTGAAGACCCAGAAGTTCGAGGTCTCCGACCAGCTCGTCGCGAAGCTGGTCAAGGATCTGGAGGGTGCGAAGCAGGCCGCCCGCGACGCGATGGCCGAGTATGCGAAGCGGCAAGGCCTGACCAAGATGCAGGCCGAGGCGGCGATGCGCGAGGCGATGGTCTCGCGCGCGAAGGCGGCCGCCGCGCCGGCGCCCCGACTCGACAAGAACCAGATCCCGATCCTGTCTAAGCAGCGCAAGGGAGGCAGGCAGTTCAGCTTTTTCACGACGCCCGAGCAGATGCGGTCGGTCGGCCTGCAAGAAGGCGTGGAGGCGCTGCTCGCCACCGAGCTGATCCACGGTCCGGCGCCGGAGAAGGTCGGCGGCATCCCGGCGATCGTCAACATGCTGGAGCAGCGCGCGGAGAGCGTGCTCGGGCGCAAGCTCGACCTGACGGACGCCAACGATCGTGAGCTGACGGCCGCGCTGATGGCGGTGGAAGCGCATGAGGCGTATCGCCGAAGCGGCAACGCGTCCGAGTGGTACGACAAGACGATCTCGAAGCTGATGCGCTACGCCGCGCTCAAGCACCCCGAGCTCGCCCGCGACCCGAACATGCGCACGGCGTTCACCCTCGCGATGGCGATCACATCGCAGGGGCAGGACGTCTTCTCCAATATCCGCTTCGCGGACCAGCAGTACGTCTCGTTCAAGGAGACCGGCCGCTTCCCGATCCTCGGGTGGGGCACGTCGAAGAGCCAGATGGAGAAGAACTTCCGTCTGGTCAACGCGCTCCTCGACGCGGAGATGACGCTGCCGCAGCTGCGCCAGTTTCTCGCCACGCCTTTTGCGGCCGGGGAGCTCAAGCGCCTCGGGTTCAATCCCTCCGAGCTGCTCGACGAGCAGGTGCTCGGCTCTTCGATCCTCGGGCCGAAGATCGGGTTCGGGTTCTACTCGAACCTGAACGGAAACTTCGAGCCCGTCACGATGGACATGTGGTTCATGCGCCTGATCGGGCGCCTGACCGGCACGCTGAAAGCGTACGACGAGCAGAAGATCCAGACGCAGATCGAGCGCCTGCGCACGGCGCTCGCGGACACCACCTTGCCGGCCGTGCCGCAGCTCACCGCCGCCGACGTGGACGCAGATCGCGCGCTCGTCTACGGCAGCGAGGATGATGTCCTGACGTACGCGCTGGCCGTCGTCTCGGCTCACGAGAAGGGCTACAAGGACAACAAGACCGCCTTCAAGAACAAGACCCGCGTCAAGTCGGAGCTGGTGCTGGCGGCGGAAAGTTTGAAGACGTCGTTCCTGTCTCCGACCGACGCGCCGTCGAGCGGTGGGGAGAGGCGCAACCTGCGCGACGTCGTCCGCCGCGCCGTCGACAAGCTGGAGAGTCTCACCGGCAAGCGACTGCCGCCGGCTTCCTTGCAGGCGATCGTCTGGTATCCCGAGCAGCGGTTGTACAGCCGGCTCGGGGCGAAGCTGCGCGTGACCGAGCAGGACTACGCGTCCGGCATGAGGGAGGTGCTGAAGAATGAGGGATACACCGATGAACAGCTCGATGCCTCTCAGCGAGGATCAGGTGCTGCACGATCTGGAGATGGCACGGAAGTCGCCGGAAGAGATCGAGCAAATCGCCAAGCAGCTCGTAAACCTGTTCCGCTCGAAAACGAACAGCGCGCCGAAGTTGCGATCTCCATCGCCGAAAAAGTAAACGGGCTCCAGCCTGACGCGATCTACTTCGAGGTCGCGCCGAACCCCGAGAACGCCGCGCTCACCGCGCTGTGGGACGCGCTGCCGATGCGCAAGCGCATGCAGATCTCCGAGAAGATCGCGCGTCAGATCGTGCCGAAGGCAGCACGCGCTGTCGGCGCGATGGTGCGCGTGCGCCCGCAGCTGGGCGGGTGGAAGGGCAAGACCAACCCCTCCTTCGTCGTCGAGTACCTCGGCAACAAGGACGACTTCGTCCCCTTCACCGGGGTGCTCGGCTACGCGCTGTCGCAGCAGGCGATGGTCTCGATCAGCCACGAGTCGTTCAAGGGCGCCTCCGAGATGGGCGCGGTGACGATCACGCTCAAGGACACCTCTCCCGCCGCTGTCGACCGCCTGTACAAGACGCTCTGGAAAAACGTCCGACACAACGGGAAGCCCATCGTGGACGGTCACTCCACGGTGGGGAACCAGATGGCGATCCTGAACAGCTCGCCCCTTTCCACGCCTGACTTCGCCGCGCTCATTGATTCCGCCCTTGCGAACGAGTACACAATCACGCAAGATGTTGTCTTCGCCAAATTCACCGAAGCTGCGGAGTACGACTATGCCGGTATTCAAAAGAAACGGGCCTCTGCCCGACGGGCATCCCTTCAAGGGGATGCGCGTTCTCTTCGTGCCGAGGTCGGCCAGCTCCTCCAAGCCGAGCTCGGACGACAACCCGCCCCTCGACTTGCAAAATCTGCCCTTCGATCCGGCGGAGGAGTTGCGCAAGGAAGCGCTTTCGTCCGGCAAGAGCGGCAGCCCAACGCGGCCGAAGTAACCGGCATCCACTACGGGCGTGAGCGCACGCCCGTCCTGTCCGGCTCGAAGTACGGCACCGGCATCCGCGGCGCCGAGGCGCAGCGTCTGGCGAACAGCACCGACCCGCGCATCAAGCGACGGGTCTACTTCTACCTCGCCCCCGAGGGCGACGTCCTGCCGCGACCGGAGGACAACCTCGGCCTCTACACCTACCGCGCACAGCTCGGCAATATCTTCGACGGCGCCGTCGGCGACCCGCGCGTAAACCTGAACGGTACGGCCAACGAGCTCGAAAGCTCGGTCCTCGACGCGGGCTACGACGGCTACCTCTCGCGCCGGATGGGCATGGTCGTCGTGCTCGACGCAGACGTGCCGGTCGAGTACCTCGGGCAGCGCACGTCTGCGTCGCGCACGGTCGCCGACCTGACGAAGAGCGCGCAGCGCACCGACGCGCGCCTCTCCCTTTCCAAGGAGCGTGTGCAGGCCGTGCTCGACGGCAAGGACAACCGGCCCCGGATCGGGCTGAGCGTGAAGACCCCTCCCGCATTTCTGGCTGCCGGTTTCCAGCAACGCCCGCTGACCATCTCGCGCTCCGTGATCGAGAAGCTCGGCTCCGGGGCGCAGGGCCAGCGCGCTGCGCTGACTGCGGCGGAGATCGCCGACCTGCCCGCTGGCATGTGGAACCCGATCGCGATCTTCGACTTCGACCGCAGGGGCGATCGCGACACCGCGAACGTGCTGTTCATGCGTGGCGACGAGATGTGGCTGGCTGGGGTGGTCCGGGACCTGAACGTCGGCAGCTACGAGGTGAACGAACTGCTGACCGCCTTCGCCCCGGACGTGACGCCCGCGCGGCTGGCTGGGTTGAACCGGGACATGACCGGTCGGATCCGGTACGTGGACAGGGAACGGGTGTTCGCGCTACCGGCCAGAATTCGGGACTATTCCCCTGCACTTACGCAGGCAGCGCGAAACCCAGCCACCAGTGTAGCGACACCGGCCCGGATAATCAACCAGCGGTGGCCGGAGGTCGACCCACCGGTGATGTCGAAGAGCGAGCAGCGCGCGGCGCGGTTCAAGCCGCCGACGAAGACGGTCAAGGCCTACAAGCTGTTCCAGATGAAGAAGGACGGCAAGCTCTACCCGCTCTTCATCGGCGCGAAAGAGGCGACCCCGATCGGCGAATGGGCCGTGGCGAAGTTCACGCCGACAAAGGGCTACGCGCCTCGGCCCGGCTGGCACGCCGGCACGCTCCCGTTCGCCCCGCACCTTCGCTCGAAGAACGGCAAGATCACCGCCGGTCGCGTATGGGCGGAGGTCGAGATGCCGGCCGATGTCGACTGGCAAGAACAGGCAGACGCCAGCCCGTCTCGCGACATTCGAGATCGCGTTCCCGCGAACGGCTACTACCGTTTCAAGACGAACAAGATGCAAGGCGGCGCGTGGCTCATCGGTGGCGCGGTGAAGGTCAACCGTGTCCTGTCCGACGCCGAAGTGGCCGACATTCTGACCCGCGCCGGCGAAGCCGACCAGATCGACGCGGAGATGCGCGGCGACGATACCTTCAGCCGGAAGACCAACGACATCCGCAAGAGCGCACAGCGCGGCGTCGGTTTCTACTCGGAGCTGCACAAGCAGGTCGAGCAGCTGCCGACCCGCTCCTCGACGGCAGGCGGGTGGAAGCAGGCGATCAAGAGCCTGCTCGCCAAGGGCGTGCGCGCCGAGGAGATCGAGTGGTCGTCGGTCAACGAGTGGCTCGATCTCCAGCAGGGGAAGGTCACCAAGGAGCAGCTGCTCGCCTTCCTCGCGGCGAACGGGCCGCGCGTCAAGGAAGTCGTCGCGGGCGGGCCCAGCGACGCCGCGTGGGATGTTCAGTGGGCGGAGCTTCCCGTCGCCGATGTTGCGGACCCGATGCCGACGTCCACCGACTTCCCGGCGGTGCCTCCTGATCGCGTCTTCGAGGCAGACCGGCCGAGGGGAACCCTCGCTCGCTATGAATGGGATTCCGTCGACGTAGGGAATCTGGAAGACCCGGTGTTCGAGCCCTTCACGGTCGTCGAGTATTACCCGGACGACCCTGTTGACGGCCCCCGGCACGTCTACTCTGGTCCCCCGGACAGGATGGCGTCGAACGTCAGCACCTTCCTTGAAGGCCGGGGAGGCACCGCCACCCAGTTCGAGCGCTACACCCTGCCCGCAGGGGAGGACTACACCGAGCTGGTCGTCACGCTTCCGAAGGTCGACACGTCAGTAGCCGCGCAACGCAAGAAGCTGGAGACCCGGCTCGCGATCATGCGCGAGATCCTCGAAGAGGTCGGGCCGAGCGACGAGAAGGCGCCAGTCTGGGGGGCGAGGATCGCCGCCGCCGAGGAAAGGCTCGCCGCCCTGCCACCAGACGGAAAGCAGCTCGGCAACTTCCGGGCCGACCAGCACTGGGACGCGGACAACCCGGTCGGGCACATCCGCTTCAAGACCCGCGAGACGGTCGACGGGAAGCGCGTGCTCTTCCTTGAAGAGATGCAGAGCGACTGGGCTCAGCAGGGCGGCGAGCGCGGCTTCGCCGACCCGGGGAGGGCGGAGGAGTTCTACGCCCTCAAGCTGAAGCAAAACGAGGCGGCCGCGAAGCTGCGCCGTCTCCAAGATCTGTACTACACCTCCCCCGACGCGGACACCTTCCCGCAACCGGAAAGGCTCGTCGAGCTGACCTCCGACATAGACGAGGCGATGGACGCGCTCAATCAGATCGAGGCGCAGATCGAAAGCCTCGCCCCTTCCGGCGCTGTCCCGGTCGCGCCGTTCGTGGCCAAGCAGGAGTTCGCCGTCTTCCGGGATGGGGAGGAGGTTCGCGCGGAGAAGGACGGCCGCACGCAGCGCTATGGCACGATGGAGGAGGCCGAAGCTGCCGCGAAGAGGCTGGGCGGCGAGGCACGCTACCTCGGGTTCGGCGAGAACACCCCGTCGTGGGTCTCGCTCATGCTCAAGCGCGCGATCAAGTGGGCCGTCGACAACGGGCACGACGTTGTAGCGTGGGCGAGCGGCGAGCAGAACGCGGAGCACTACAAGCTCTCTCGCGCGGTGGCGGGGATCATGTGGTCTCCCCGCATCGCGCCCGCCGAGAACGGGATGCCGACCCGGTCATCGATGAAGCGCGTTCAGCTGCTGATGGTGCCCGGCTCCCGCAGCTTCGACAGCGGCACGATCGAGCTCGACGTAGGGGGCGCCGACGGGACGATCCTGTCCGCGCCGCCCCACGTCAAAGACTGGGAAGGGAAGCGCCTGTCCGATGCAATCGGCACCAAGCTCGCCGAGCGCATCCTGTCCGAAGAGTCTGGCATGCTCGACGGGGAAGGACTGGAGCTCGGCGGCGAGGGCATGCAGGTCTTCTACGACAAGGTGCTGCCGAACCTCGCCAACGACGTCCTGCGCCGCCTGAAGGCGAACACGAAGGTTGGCGTGATCGACTTCGACTTCGCAAGCCCGCGCATCGAGAAGGTCGGGTCAGAAACGACGCTGCGCCCTTGGGCGATCGTCGCCGATATAGACGGTCAGACCGAGGTGCGCGAGTCGCACGAGACCGAGGAGCAGGCCCGGGCCGCGCTGGCGAAGATCGAGAAGCAGCGCCGGCGCCGCGTGGTCGGCAAACAGCTCGGGTTCGAGATCACCCCGCAGCTGCGCGAGCGCGCGGCCGAGGGCCTGCCGCTCTTCAGCAAGCAGCGCGTCACCGACACCCCGGAGTTCCGCCGCTGGTTCGCAGGCTCGCAGGTCGTCGACGAGAACGGCGAGCCGTTGGTGGTGTATCACGGCAGTCGTTACAACGCCGACATCAAGAAGTTCAGCGCCGCCAAGTCCGAGCAGTCTGCGGCAGAGCGCGGAATCTACTTCACCGACAGCGCAGAGCACGCCGATCAATACGCAAGTCAGTGGGGTGACGCGGGGCCGGAGGATGGCGGCTCGATTTACCCCGTCTATCTAAAAATTGAGAACCCCTACGTTTCTACTGCGTGGGAGTGGAACATGGGCACAGACATCACGCCCGCGCAAGCGCGAAAGCGCGGCCATGACGGGTACGTGATCGAGGGCCATGAGGGTGGCACAACGTACATCGTCTTCCGCCCCGAGCAGATCAAGTCCGCCACCGGCAACCGGGGCACGTTCGACCCGACGAACCCGGACATCACGAAGAGCCGCCAGCGCGTGACCGCCACGCCGGAGTTCCGGCGTTGGTTCGCAGGCAGCAAAGCGGTTGAGATGGTGGCCGGCAGTAGTTCTCGCGACGCCAAGTTTTCCCCGCAGCTGATGTACCACACCACACGAAGTTCGTTCGACAGGTTCGAGGTCGGGCGCGCAGCGGTGAACAGCACCACATTCGGTGACGTCGAAACAACGCGCCACGCTATCTTCGTGACCCCTGACGCAGCTGCCTCTGCGGCGTATGGTACGCAAGACGGCGCTGTGGCCGAGGGCGCGAACACGATGCCGCTGTATATCCGAGCGGAGGCGCCGCTTGATTTGGTGGACGGACTGACTGAACAGGATGAGGCGCGATTGCTCGCGGCGGGACTTAGCAGCGGGTTCATCCACAATCGACTCGGGAACTGGGAAGTCTTCGACGGGGAGGAGGGGAAGGCACTGGTCGCCGCGCTGAAAGCCGCCGGCTACGACAGCGTCGTATTCAACGACCAGAACCCCGACACGGGCGACTCGTTCGAGGCGTGGGCGGTTTTCGACCCCGAGCAGATCAAGTCCGCCACCGGCAACAGCGGCGCGTTCGACCCCGGCAACCCGGACATCACGAAGAGCGCCCCGCGCGATCGCAGCCAGTTCCTCGGCACGCTCACGCCCGCTCAAGAGGCGGCCCTGCGCACGGCCGGCGCGATCGTGCAGCCCAAGACATGGCAGCAGCGCTGGAGCGAGTTCAAGGCTGGCCTTGGGCAGCGCGCGATACAGGGTGTCTTTGATCAGTTCGATCCGATCAAGCATCTCGATCAGGAAGCGTACATGCAGGCCCGCATGTCGCGAGGCTCGGACGGCACGCTCGAAGCGGTCATGCTCTACGGGCGCCCGTTCCTCCGCGACGGAGTGCCCGACGTGGACGTGAACGACCGTGGCTTCGCGAAGGTGCTCGCCGATCTCGGCACCGACACCGACCGGTTCTTCTGGTGGGTGGCCGCGAAGCGGGCCGAGCAGCTCAAGCGTGAAGGGCGCGAGAACCTGCTCACCGATCAGGACATCACAGACCTGCTGACCCTGAACCAGCCGGACCCGAACGACCCGGCCACCGTGGACCGCTCGGCCCGCTTCTCCCGCGCGCTCGCATCGCTGAACGAGTTCAACGAGGCGATGCTCAAGATCGCCAAGGAGAGCGACCTCATCGATCAGGACGCCTACGACCTCTTCCGCACCCAGCCCTACGTGCCCTTCTACCGGGTCATGGAAGACGAGGGCGGCGTTCGCGGGCCCGGCTTCGGCAAGGGTCTGGTCGGGCAGTACGCGTGGAAAAAACTGAAGGGCGGCTCGCAGGCGCTCAACCAAGACCTGCTCGCGAACCTGCTCCGCAACTGGTCGCACCTGCTCTCGGCGAGCGCGAAGAATCGCGCTGCGGTCAGCACGATGGTCGCGGCCCTGCCGCTCGGGGTCGTGCAGCATGTGCCCTCCGGCACCCCGAAGGCAGTTCGCGTCCGGGTGGACGGCAAGGAGCAGCACTTCCTGATCGAAGACCCGCACCTGCTGGAGGCGATCAGCGCGATCGAGTACGCAACCCCACGCTGGTTCAAGCCCTTCTCGACCGTCAAGCGCTGGCTCACGATCGGCGTGACGGCCAGCCCGGCATTCAAGATCCGCAACCTGATCCGAGACTCGGTTCAGGCGATCGCCACCGGGCAGCTGGAGGGGAACCCGATCAAGAACGTGGCACAGGGTTTCAAGGCATCTCACCGGGACAACCAGACCTACGCTTCGATGCTCGCCTCGGGCGGGATGATGCGCTTCGGCTCCCTGATCGAGGGCGACCGATCCGTCCACGCCCAGAACCTGATCGACAAGGCGGGGCGGGCCGGGCACATCCTCGATGAGTCCGGCTGGAAAAAGCTCCAGAAGCAGATGACCAGCCTGATCGAGGCCTACAACGAGCTCGGAGACCGGGGCGAGAACGTGAACCGCAACGCGCTCTACGAGCAGCTGCGGGCACGCGGCCACAGCCACCTCGAAGCGAGCTTCATGGCGCGCGACCTGATGGATTTCGCGATGGGCGGGACGTGGCCGGTCGTGCGCTTCCTGACCCAGAGCGTGCCCTTCCTCAACGCCCGCCTGCAGGGCCTGTACAAGCTCGGCCGCTCGGCCAAAGACGACCCGAAGCGGGTCGGATACGTGGTCGGCGCGGTGACGCTGGCGAGCCTCGCGCTGCTGCTCCTCTACGGCGACGACGAGGACTGGAAGCGGCGCGAGGACTGGGACCGGGACAACTACTGGTGGTTCAAGATCGGCGAGACTGCGTTCCGGATTCCCAAGCCCTTCGAGATCGGGGCGTTCGGCACGCTGGCCGAGCGCACGTGGGAGCTGATGTTCGACAAGGAGATGACCGGAAAGCGCTACGGCAAGCGCATGCTGAACACGATCAGCGAGCAGTTCGCGATGAACCCTGTGCCGCAGATCGTCAAGCCTATGGTCGACCTCTACGCGAACAAGGACTCCTTCACGGGCCGCGCGATCGAGGGCATGGCCATGGAGAGGCTGCGGCCGGAGGACCGGGCCCGCGCCGGCACGTCGACGATCGCGGTGGCGCTGGGCAAGCTCGGCCTGCCGAACCCGGCGCAACTGGCCAACGCGCGGTACGATCCGCTGAGCCCGGTGCAGATCGACCACCTCGTGCGCGGCTATTTCGGCTGGCTCGGGACCGTCATCACCTCCGGGCTGGACTACGGGCTGCGGCCGATGACCGATCGCGGGCCCCGCCCGGAGATGCGGCTGAAGGACGTCTTCCTCGCCGGCAGCTTCGTCGAGACCCTGCCCCCGAACACCTCCCGCTACGTGACCGAGATGTACGATCAGGCGCAGCAGGCCGAGCAGTGGTGGGCCAGCTACCGGGACGCGCTGAAGTACGGTGATCGGGAGCGCGCGGCGGAGATCATGGCCGAGCGCAGGGAGGAGCTGGTCAAGGCCCGGCGGTTGAGCGGCTCGACCGAGGCGGCCAGCCAGCTCGGCCAGCAGATCAGGCGGATCGAGGCGAGCACCAGCCTGTCACCGGAGACGAAGCGCAAGATGATCGACGCGCTGGAGCAGCGCAGGCACGAGATCGCGAAGCGGGCCGTGACCCCGTGAGGGGTCACCGGCTTGCGAGGCGGGCCACTGGCGCGTTTTTCAGGCCGGGCTAAGGCTCACCCACAGCAGGGGGCCGTCAGGACGCCATAGAGGCTCAGATTCGCGATCGCCCCGACAATCCAGCCGAGCGCTGACAGGGCGAGCAGGAGGGGGAGGAGGGGTGGCATCCGGCGATCGTAGCCGGACGCCGGGAGCTGGCAAGCACGGCCTAGCCACCGTCGCCCTTCGACAGCTCGGCGGGAAAGATGGGGGTTCCCTCCCGATCAGTGAAAACCTTGACGGTCATTTCTCCCCCCTTCATTGCCGCGTCGAACGGGCGAGTCGTTCATCCTTCCCTCCGTTCATCGCTCGGCGGCTCGGTGATGCCGGGCCATTGCCCGAAGCGCGTGTACATTTCCTCAAGCTCGCCGTCCCACGGAATTAGGCTGCGGGTTGGATCGTGCATTCCCCACTCTCGCCCGCATCGTGTGCAGCCGATCTGCCGTGAAGTCGCACTGAATACCCGCTGCACGATGTATTTGTGGCCGAGCATGGCGCACAGCAGTCGCTCGATCATCCCGTCCTCCGTTCGCCCTGCTCTGCGGCCATTGCGGCGTCGATTGGTCGCGGCAGTTCGTTGCTCATTGCTGCCCCCCGAGTGCGCGGATAGCGGCGGCAAGCATGGTCGCTTCGTCCCACCGGATTACTGCACTCAGGTCACCGCTGTTACCACAGTCGCAGACGTCGCAATCGCAAGGGCGCGGTGATTTCGGTTTGACGAGTTGCGCCGCTCGTTCATATGCCGCTCGTTCGACGGCGCGTGCGACATGCCAATCCAGTTGATCCGCAGGCACGCACATCTGGCCACGTATTGCTGACCGATGCCGCCGCAACGACTTATGAGCCTCGCTGATGCAGCCCTCAATTTCCTCGTCACTCAGCATCGCTGCCTCCCATCCTGTCGAGTCGCTCAATCTCCGCGAGGATCAGCGCGCCGGCCTTGACGAGGTTGCGGCGGCGGTCGCTCGGCTTCCACCATCGGACCTCTCTTGGGCGTCCGCCGTACCACGGCCAAAAGTCCGGCGGGCGCTGGTCGAGCTTGTCGCCTGCGTCGAGCGCATAAGCTGCGGCAGCGCACGCCAGCTCCCCGCCGTCGTGCTCGTCGTCATGCTCCGGCGTCCAGCCCTCGGCCTCGATCTGCCTGCGGCGCTCTACGAGAACATCATGGGCGGCGGCCGTGCCGGCTATCTGGAGGCGCAGGTAATCCGGCAGGTCGATCCGCTCATCACGCTTCGGCTCGCGCTTCGGCTCGGCCTGCGGCACGGCTGGCGCAGCGGCGAGCGACTCAAGTGCCTCGCACAATGTTCCGTATGCAGTAACAGCGTCGGACTTCGCCTGTTCGATCATGTCCTCGCCGCCGAGTCGATACCACTTTTCGACGTTGGCATAACCGATTTGCTTCACGGCTTCTTTGAGGCGCTCCGTCCAATCGACAGGCACGGCCGCCACCGGCTGCGCATCGGCCTGTGCGCGCACTGAGTCGATGATCGTCAGCATCCGGTGCAGTATTGATGCGTCGATGCGCGCCTTGCCATCGTGCGTTGACATACCGGACGGGTGATTCGCGTCCCAGATCGCCCGCTCAACAACTCGGCGGTGCGAGTCGAGCATCGCGTAGTGCGGCGCAGGGTGCGCATCGGCCTGTGCGCGCAGGTAGTCGGCGGCGCGCTCGATGTCGATGCCGTCAAAGCACGGTGCTTTCGCCATCGGTCGCAGCGCATCGGCCAGCGCGCGGAGTTCGTTTGCGTCCATCGTCATTTCTCCACCGGCTCGTAGGTGGCAGCGAAAATCTCCGGCTTGCAGGGGTAATGCTCGCCCTTGACGCCGGTGATGATGTAGTCACCCGGTACGACGCGGTAGCCGCCTTCCAGTGTGTGAATCCAGCCCCACAGGTCGCTGGTGTCCTCGCCCTTCGGCGGACGCACGACGGCAGGGTGGTCGCCGTGGTTGAACCACTGGGTCGCCTCGATGACGACCGGCTTTTTGCGGTACTTCATCGTTTCATCGCCTCGCTGATCGTTGCCCTTGACGGGGCAGGAAGGTCGGCGGCGACACGCCCCTGCACGGTGACGTGCTCCCCTTCCCACTTCATCCCTCGAAGGAGGTCGCGCACGGCATCGAGCGAGACCTTCCCTTCGATCCAGACCGTGATCTCGACCGGCACCTTGATCACTCGGAGGGCCATTCCGGATTCCCCGTGATCTCGCGCATGAGGAGCGAGACCTTCTCGACCAGCTCCTCGGTGCTGCCGTCGTTCATCAGCGTGATGTCCCCGTACGCCTTCCTGATCCCCTTCTCGGAGACGTGATCCGCGTGCGCAGGCCTCGGGCCGTGCGGGCGCTCGATGTGGACGATCCGCCCGCCCACGCGCCGGATGTAGGCCGTCTCGTCCTCGAACCGGACGTCGGTCACCACCACCCCGCGCGCGCCGCCCGTCGCGATGCGGTCGACGCGCTCGTCGAGCAGACGAATCCAGATGTCGTGCATGACCATTTTGCGCGCCCACTCGGTGCCGAGCGACTGCATCAGGTAGCGCGGGCTCCTCCCGTGCAGCGGGAGCGGGGTCTCCTTCCGCTCCCGGCTGTGGAGATCCCACTCGGTCGCGAACCCGCCCGCGACCAGCATCGCGCGAAGCGGATCGGCGAAGGCCTCCTTGCGCCAGCCGGGGACGGTGGCGATCAGGTCGCCGATGCTGTCCTTGCCGACCCCGGCCTTGCCGGCCAGCCCGATCACGTAAAAACTGCTCTTGTCCATCACGCCTTCCTGTAGAAATCCAGCACGTCGCCTTCGGCCTTCAGGGGCAGGCCGGGAGCCCATGAAAGAGGTTCCGCCATGATGCCGAGCGCGTCGGCGAGCACCTGCTCTGCCTGCGCCTCGTCCGCTTCCAGCACGAGCTCGTCGTGGACGGAGAAGGTGAGCTCGGCCTCCAGCTCTTCCTCGGCGCGGAACATCGCCTCCTTCAGGCAGTCGCGAGCGGTAGCCTGTACGAGGTTCTCCGTCAGTCGACCCCCGAAGGTGTCGATCCGGGCCCACTTGTGCGTGACCGGGTGCAGGCCCATGAAGGTGACCTTCGGCCCGAACTTCCCCTCCTCGACGCGCGGGTGAGGGTAGGCCAGCCGGCGGCCGCTCGGGAGGTGCATGAAGAGGATGCCCGACTGCCGGACGAAGGACACGTACCGCGCGCCCGCGTCGTCGGAAAGATCGAGCCCGCGATCCTCGGCGATCCGCTGCATGATCGGGAACACCTTGACCCGCTGGCCCTTGTACAGGACCGCCGTCCGGGCAGCTTCCTCCATCGCGTACCAGAGGCAGACGATGCGGGGAGAGGCGACGCGCCACCGGTCCTTGATCTCGGGCAGCTCTTCCTTGGTGAGGCCCATGTCCAGCGCTCCCATCGTTTCGAGCGCACCCACGCTGCCCTGAAAGCCGAGCGCGAGCTCCGCGATCTTGCCCTTCTGGCGCATCGGGTCGCCCTTCTTGATCGAGCCCGGGGGCAGGCCGAACATCTGCTCGGCGCTGGCCTCGTAGATCTTGCCGTGCGTGCGGAACACGTCGAGGCGCCACTCCTCGGCGGCGATCCATGCGATGACGCGCGCCTCGATGGCGCTGAAGTCGACCGAGATCAGGCGCTTGCCGGGCGCCGGCACGAAGGCGGTGCGGATCAGCTCGGAGAGCACCGACAGAACGCTGTCGTAGAACAGCCCGATCGCGCTCGCGTCGGTGATGAGGATCTGGCGCATCTCGCGAAGATCCTCGATCTGATTCTGGGGCAGGTTCTGCACCTGAACCTGCCGGCCCGCCCACCGCCCGGTCCGGATCGCGCCATAGAACTGGAGCAGGCCGCGCAGACGGCCATCGGCGCAGACCCCGCGCAGCATCGCGTTGTACTTCGAGATCGAACTTTTGCTGATCTCCTGCCGCAACCGGAGCACGGTCTCGATCTCGATCGGCGGGGCGGAGTGAAGCAGGCGCGCGACCGTCTTTTTCTTCAGATCCTCGCTCTCCTCCAGACCTTCCTCGGTCTGAGCGGCGCGCAGCCAGTTGAGCAGCTGCTGACGGGAGCGGGGGTTGTCGAGCCCGGTGATGTCGCACGCCTCCTTCTCAAGGCGATCGATCTCCGCTTTCGCCGCTTCGATCGCGGCCATGGCGACGTTCTGATCGATCATCACGCCACGCTCGTTCGCGCGCTGATCGATGCACCAGAGTCGGTGCTCGCTCTCGGGCAGCGGGAAGGCGGCGAGGCGATCGCAGATCGCGCGCTCTGCCTCGGTGTCTCGCACGCAGTAGCCCTTGAAGCGGGCCCACGCGTCCGGCAGGTCGTGCGGGTCGCGGAACTCGCCGCTCTTCTTGTCGGGGATGCAGAAGGTGCGGATCAGCTTCAGCCCGTCCGCCCACTTCTTCTTGTCCTCCTCCAGCCCGATCCGATCACCCACCTCACCGAGCGCGCCCGGCAGGCCGAGCTCGTACGCGCGCACCATCGCGCACTCCCACTCCTCGGGCGGCATCGGGCGGCCGAAGTGCTTCGCGAGGCAGACGCGCTCGAACTGCGCGTTGAAGGCGACCTTCTTGACCCTCGGGTCGAGCAGGTACTCGACGAACTGGTCGAGGCCGTGATCCTCGGTGAGCAGGTCGACGACCTTCACAGGGCCCGAGTCGAGGGCGTACGAGATCAGGATGATCGCGAAGTCAGGGTCTTCGACGTACCGGTAGACGCCGGTCTTCTTGAGCTCCGCCCTGCTGCGGGTCTCGATGTCGACGTGCAGCGTGGCGAGGAAGCGGGAGGCGCTCACAGCGGCGTCCACAGCGTGGCCAGCCCACTATGACTGCGCCCCTCCTGCGTCGTGCCGCAGCCGATGATCAGCTGCTCCTTGCGAAGCGTGCGCAAGACTGCGCCCCAGACGCGCGGTTCAGCAGGCACGATGCCCGCCTTGGCCGCTGCCCGTCGCAGGGTGCCGGAGGTGAAGACCACCGTGCGCTTCTGCTTCGTGACCCAGCTGACCGCGAAGGCGAGGCACTGGTGGTAGCTGTTGCCCGGCGCGCGGGCGACGCGCGCGAGCGCGTCCTCCAGATCGTTGTTCATGGTCCTGTTCCTTGGGCAAGGCGCCGGTCTCTCCCGGCTGTCACGTCTAGTGCCTGCGCTCGCCGACGTTCGGAGCCCCCGCGAGGTGTAGGACTGATGAGGGTACTCGCGGGGCCTGCCCTCGTGTTACTTGAGGAACTCGTCCTCTTCCTCGTCGGTGATCTCCGCGAAGTCTTCGTCCGCGCTGGCGCGTCCGGCGAGGCGCGGACCGTCGTCCCACTTCATGATGTTCTGCAAGCCGGCACCGACGCCGCGATTGCCGTTCGTGTTGAACGGGAACATGTTCAGCGAGACCCGCGCGTAGCATCCCGAGTAGACCTCGCTCTGGTCGAGGATTTCGTTGCGCTGCCGGTCGACGATGCCCGGCTGGGCGCTGCTCGCGGCGTTCAGGAAGTAGTGACCCTTGTACGCATCGTCGTCCGGACGGTCGGCGTCGCCATCGCGCAGGGGCGTCTTCAGGTTCGCGGGCACCTTGCCGCCCCACAGCGCCTTGCCCTGCTCCTTGGCGGCCTCGACCGCGCGCTTGATCTTCTCCAGCGTCTCCTTGTCGGACTTCGGGATCAGGACCGCCGTCGAGTACTTGTCGGGGCTGCCTTCCGTCATGCCCGGGCGCGGCTTCCAGACGTTCGCGTAGGACAGGCGAACGACGCCGGTTACAACCTTGGTCGGGGAAACTTTCTTTTCAGCCATTTTCATCAGCTCCATCGATGTCAGAAAAATCCTCGGCGGCATCGGCGCGAGGTTCGATCTCCGGACGCCTGTCGGTGACAGGCACCAGAGTGGGTTTGCCGGCGGGCTTGTCGATGAGCCCCTCCAGCGTTTCGGCGATCGTCTTCTTGCCCACGACTTTCTCCAGCTCGGTGAGCGAGAGGAGAGGGTCAGGGGTGAGAATCAGATCGTCAGTATAGCCGGCCTCCTTCAACGCAACAATGGCCGCGCGCTTGTCGGTGATGCGCCTGTTGCTGCGCCCCTCGACGAGCTTGAAGCCGGGGAAGCGATGTCCCCGCTCGGCACGCTTCAGGGCGTAGTCCTGCACCGCGTCGACCCACTTCCGGATTCCGTCGACGCGGGGCAGCAGCTCGGCGATCTCCTCGTCGGAGAGCAGCACCGGGTCGGCGAAGTCGTCCCTCGCGACGGACAGGTTCGCCACGGCACGCGCCCGGCACGAGGCCTTCGCACGGCAGAAGCGGCACTGGTCGTCGCCCGGCACGAACTCCGCGCCCTTGCCCGTGTAGGCAGCGTGCGCGGCAGGCCTGACCACTTCCTCGGCCCACTTCAGCAGCGCGGTCACGGCCATCGAGTGCGTGTCGACCGTGTCCAGCCGGGGCTGGTGGATGGTCATCACGACCGTGTCGATGTCGTAGAGCATGTCGAGCTCGTTGTAGGCCCCGAGGCCATAGAGCATCAGCTGCGGGTTGTCCGCCGCTTCGACGGCGACCCCCTTGCCGTACTTCAGGTCGATGACCTCACAGACGCCGGCGTAGATGATCACGACGTCGCCGGTGCCGTACCCTTCCGGAACCCAGAGGCTGAAGTCGAGCTTCTGCTCCAGCTTCACCTCGGTCCGGGGGTCGTAGCGGCGGGCGTACGCGATGCGGTCGTTCACGTAGTCGACGAACTCCTGCACCTTGTGGCGCATCTCCAGCGGGAAGTCACGGTCGAGCTGGCCGAGCAGCTCCTGCGACTCTTCCTCCGAGCCTGCGCCCACCGCGATCGAGATCTCCTTTCTCGCGTACCACTCCTTCGTGTCGATCGATGCGAGCAGGCACTCGTATGCCATCGTGTGCGCGCGCGTGCCCTCCTCCGCGAAGGCGCTCGTCGAGTCGGGCAGCTGCGCCTCGACCGACGGTGCCATCGTGCAGGCCAGCCAACGGTGCGCCGAGCTGGCGGACAGATAGGCGTGGCCGTTGCTCACTGGGGCTTCTCCTGCTCGTTCCCCGCGACCTGCGTGTCGCCGCCGGCGACCGACAGCAGGGGCATGACCAACGTCTCCCATCGCCCGTCCATCAGGTAGGGCAAGGCGCCGATGATCCGCTCCATCGCGCGGTGGGCGGGATTGTTCACGGGGTCGTGTTCCGCTTCCTCGCCGGTCTGCGGGTCTCGCTCGATCTCGACGTCGATGTGGACGAACTTCTTGGGCGGTTCCTCCTTCGTGGCCATCGAGTAGATCGTCAGCGCGATCGCGGGAAAGGAAAGATCCCGTTCTCCGGTCATCAGCTCCCCGCCCTCGGACATCTGGTTCCCGCTCATGCCAGCACCTCCTTCTTGAAGTTTTCGATCACCGACGGGATCGACTCCCCGTCATAGAGAAGGTTCAGGGCGTCGTTGAACGCGCTCAGCCGGTGGTCGGGCACCGAGCTGATGCGCTCGACGCCGATCACCCCGAGAAGGTCGCGCACGGCGGCGCTGTACTCCTTCCCGGCGCCGGTGACCATCTTCGCCAGCGCCCAGACGGACTTCGAGAGCGCCTCGTTCTTCGACGCCTCCGCCGGGTCGGCCTGCTCCGGCTTGGTCGGGAACGACACGACCGCGCCCGCACTCGCCTTCGGCTCCTCGGCCTTCGGCTCCTCCTTGCGGGGGCGGCCGCGACCGCGCTTCGGCTCCTCGGGCTTCGCCGCTTCGACCTGCTTCGGCTCGGCCGCTTCGACCCGCTTCGCCACGAGGGCCGCAGCCGCGCTCGCACTGGTCGCCATCACCTCGTCCTGTTCGACGACGATGAAGAGCGAGGACAGGGCCTTCATCAGACGATCGCTCGCATCGATCGTCACCTTCACATGCACTTCCATGGTTCCTCCAGAGTAAATTACTTGCCGTCGTTTTCGCGATCGGCCAAGACCTTCAACAACACCTCGACCGTTTGTTCGAGGATCTCGATGCGCTTCATCAGCACCTCGCTCGGGGGCGGGGAATTGTAGAAGACGTCGTGCGACAGGTCGCCGACCGCGCGGCGATACCTCGCTTGGAGGGCGTTGATGGGGCTCATCATTTCCTAGCCGCCTTTTCAGTGATGCTCTCGACGTCCTTTATGAGGCCCGCCCACCACGCCTGATCCTCCGCCGGATGACCGAGACCAAGGCAGGCATGCTTCAACATGTTCACGAGATTCACGGCGAACGCACTCGCCACGGAGGGGGGCAGCTCCTTCGCCTCTCCGATCAGTCGAATGAGGCTGTGTACGTTGACCCCGTGCGCGACGGCCGTGTAGTAGGGCTCGCCCTTGACCGCGATGATCGTCCCGATCATCTGCTCGATAGCCTCGACCTTATCCGTGCTCGGGTCCGTCATGCTCACTCTCCTGAAATGATTGAAGGCAGGGCGCGCGCCTTCTGCCGTGCCGCGTACAGTGCCTGTTTCCGGGCATCTGTCAGTGGCGGAGGGCGCTTCGCATCACGCCCCGGCCCGAAGGCGAAGCACCTGACCTGTTTTCTTCCACGGGAATCCTCCTCCCACGAGGAGAGGTGGACGACCCCCTGCCGGTGCAGCTCCCTCACCCAGAGACGGACCGAGTCGTAACTGAGCCCGGTCTCCTCCATGAGCTCGGCGAAGGTGCAGGGCCCATCGAGCAACGCGCGGATCATCCTTGCGAAGGACAAGGCGTTGACGGTGACGCGCCGGCGGCGCGAGACAGCCTTCCCGCTCGCCGGACGTCCTCGGGAACGTGGCCGCCCATGGCCCTGACCCACTCGACCTCGTCCTTCGTCGCGGGGCGGATGACGGTGACGTTGTCACGCCCGTGTGCGTCCAAGATCGCCTTCTTCGATGCGGTGCTCAAGGCGCAGTAGCCGCCTTCGAGCCCGACGTACTTGATGTAGCGCCTTTGCATCAGCGGAAGAAGATCGCGTAAAGGCCGATGTAGATCGCGGCGCCGGCGAGGCCGGCGAGAACGATTCCACCGAGGACCGGCCGCCGGACCTCCTCGATCTCCTCGATCATCCGCTTCATCTCGTCCTCGTGGACGTAGATCTTCCCCTGCTCGTCGTGGACGTACAGACCGTCCGAGGTGACCTCTGTCATCAGCTTCGTTTTCATCTTGCGTTTCCTTCCGAGCCTCGGCATGATGCGCGAGCGGCGATTTTGCGCCGACGGAACAGACCTCGTCAACTACCCAACGGAAAAATAATGCTGAACCTTTGCCAGACCATCACCCGAGCGGTTTCAACGCTCACCACTCCCGAGATCCGGACCGTGGCGCACCGCGCCGGACTTCCTTGGACGACCGTGTACAAGATCGCCCGGGGGATCAGCACCGACCCGAAGTGGTCGACCGTGTTCAAGCTCCAGCTCGCCCTCGGGATTCCGAACGTGCGCCTGACCAAGGCCGACCACAAGCGCCTGCGTCTGGATCGCGTGGGCCCGCCCCCGCGCCTCAAGCCCGGCCGCGCGCCGGCCGCCAAGGTGGGGAGCAAGGGCGGGGCCAAGGCCGCCCGCGCCAAGCGGGGCTGACCATGATCGGGCCGGAAGGGTTTTCCGGGTCGATGCTCAGTGAGGAAGGAACGATCGCGGCGGAGCAGGGGCGGCGCTGCCGCATGCTGCTTTCCGCCGTCGTGCTGCAAGCCCTGATCGACGCCAGCGTCGAGCTGACGAAGCACGAGCGGGAGCAGCAGCGCAACCTCTCCCACGAGGCCCGGTCCGCGCTAGGATTCCTCCTCCACCCCGAGGGAGGACTGGATGCATCCTGCGGCTGGCTCTCCATCGACCCCGCCACCGTTCGTGCCCGGCTCAGGGCCGGGCTCGCGAGCGGGGGCCGGTGGTCGCTGCCGATGGGGCTTTCGACCTTTGCCGACGCAGACAGGCGAAGGCGGATCATCAAGATGCGGGTTCGCTGGTTCGATGAGGAGATGTCCTCCGGGGAGATGCCCGCCCCGAGCGAGGAGCCGGACGAACCGCCCGACGGGCGGCTCCTTCGCAGCGAGAAAGCACGCCCGTACCGCAAGCGCCGGAAGGACTGAGAGATGGACGCGAAAGAAAAACGGCCGGTTCACGGCCAGCCCCGGCTTTTCCCTGTCCTGCGGCGCGTGCCCGAGCTGCTGCGGGCGTGGCCGCACTGGGTGAACTGGCGAGCGAGCCCGCACGAGAAGGGAGGGGAGGTCAAGTACCGGAAGATCCCGATCGACCCGAAGACGGGAGGCAACGCCCGCACGAACGACCCCGCGACATGGGCGCCGTTCGATGCCGCCGCCGCGCGCTGGGCGCAGGGCGGGCCCGAGGCGTTCCCCGTGCAGTGCGCAGGCGTCGGGGTCATCCTCGGCGAGCACGGGGGCGTGCATCTGGTCGGGATGGACTTCGACGG